CTCCACCCTGCCGCCGGCCGAGCAGATTGCGGCGCTGGGCGGCAATCAGGGCGCGCTACGGATGCGCGAGAGCGGCGGCAACCCGGCGGCGTTCAACCAGTTCGGCTATGGCGGCCTGTATCAGTTCGGGGCGCCGCGGCTGGCCGATATGGGGGTCTATACGCCCGGCGCCGGGGAAAGCCTGGGCACGTGGTCCAAGACCCCCAAGGACGCGCCGGGCAAGTGGACGGGGACTTTCAACATTCCCGGCTTCCCCGAGGTGAAGACGCTGAAGGACTTCCTCGCCAACCCGGCGGCGCAGGAAGCGGCATACAAGATCCACGACGCGAAGATGGACGAGGAGATCAAGGCGAACGGCCTGGATCGGTTCATCGGACAAAGCATTGGCGGCATCACGGCCACGCCGGAGGGGATCAAGAACATGATCCACCTGGCCGGCGCGGCGGGCGCGAGGCGGGCGCTGGAAAGCGGCGGTGCGGATAACCCCCGAGACGCGAACGGGACCGGGGCTCTGGATTACCTGCGCCTGGGGTCTGTCACGCCGCGCGCCCGTCAAATGGCGGAGTTTCTTCCCCCAGATGACAGGGCCGCGCTGCGCGACCGGGCGGAGGCGCACTACCGGGCCGAGGAGCGCCGCATCCATGCCGCGCAGGCGGACGAGCGCGCGACTGTGGCGCAGCAGATCAAGGACGATCTGGCCTCCATCGAGACCAGCGGCACGGCGCTGCCGGAGACGACGTTGAACCGCGAGCGCGTGACGACGCTGCTGGGCGATCAGAAGGCGCAGGAATGGCTTGCGGACCGGGCGCGGGCGCAGCGGGTCTATGAGGTGGTAGACGGCGCCGCAACGCTGCCCGCGAGCGAGATACAGGGACGCCTGGCAGCCATGGCGCCGGTTCCTGGGTCCAAGGGCTACGATGACGACCTGAAGGCGTTCACGCGGGCATCCTCGGCCGTCAACCATCTTCTCACCGCGCGCGGCAAGGACGTCGCCGCCGCCGCCGATGCATTCCCTTTCGTGAAGGCGGCGCGGGAACAGGCAGCCCAAGCGGCGCAGGGCAATGGCGGGTCGGTGGCGCAGGGCACGCAGGCGGTGATTTCGGCGCGGATGATGGCGCAGGACACGATGCGGATACCCGGCTCCCAGCAGAAGCCCCTGACGGTGGGCGAGACGCGGGCGCTGGTGGAAGCGATCAGCGGGCCGGAGGCGCAGAAGGGGAACGTCCGCGATCGGCTGGACGGGTTCGCGCAGCAGTATGGCGAGCACTGGCCGCGCGTCTTTGCCCAACTGGTGACCGACGGGAAATTGCCGGGCGCGTATCAGGTGCTTGCGTCGATGACGGAGCCGAAGCAGCGCGTGGCGGCCGATCAGCTGCAACGCGGGCTGGCGCTGGTGGCGGAGAAGGGCGGTCTCGGTGCCCTGCGCGATGCGCTGCCGGCCGGCGAAGCGGTGAATGTGGACAAGTCCCTGGATGGCGAGCTTGCCGATTTCCGCCGGGTGGCCGGTGCCAGTTCGGGCGGGGTGCGGCTGTATCAGGCGGTGGAGAACGCCGCCAAGGTGCTGGCCTACGAGGCGGTATTCCGGGGCGAGGGCTCATCCGCCGCCGCTGCCGCCGCGGTGCAGGGCATCCTGCGCGAGAAATACGAGATCACCGGGACGGCCATGTATCCCAAGGACAAGGGGCCGCAGGTGCTGGCCGCCACGCGCGCCGTCACGGCCGGCCTGTCCCCGGCGATGTTGGAGCAATCCCCCGAGACGATCGGCACGGCCGGCATGACGCAGGAAGCGCGGCAGGCGGCATGGCTGAACGCGGCGCGGCGCGGCGATTGGGTGCCGAACCGGGACAGCACGGGCCTGGTGCTCATGGCGCCGCTGGAAAACGGCGGGCGCCTCCCGGTGCGACTGGCCGATGGTTCGCCGGTCGAGGTGCTGTTTGACGCGTTGCCGGGCACGGGGGCGCCACGCGCCCTTGCTGCGCCGGTTGATGGATCGCGTGGGACTGGGTTCCGCGCGCCTGGGGCGGATCCTCTGGCCGTTCTGGGTGGCGGCTCTACGTCTCCGCCCCGCCGCGCCACGCTCCCGCCGGCCGCGCAGGAGTAGGGCATGGTCGGGTTCTACTTCGGCGATCCGGTTGATAGCCGCTCCCTCCGCGAGGCGGGGCTTGACGTGGTGCCATCGTCTGCAGGCGAGGTGAACGCAGCGCGATTTACCGAAGGGCTTGTCACAAATCCTGCCTATAGAGGCGCCATATATGAGGCCCGGCGGTCGGAAGATACCGGGTCAATCCCGTTCTTGGAGTGGGTGCCGGGCATTGTCGGGGCGGTTGCGCCGTTCTTTCGGCGCGGTGAGCCGCGTCCACTTCTCTCGCCAGATGACGCGAACAAGGAGTTCAAACTCCCCGGCATGGTGCCGTTCTCCGCCCCTGTTTCCCGTGAAACAGCGCAGGAGATTTTCGACGAGCATCAGCGGAAACTTGCTCGGGAGAACGCCATCGAGCGGCGGGATGGTGGCTTTCTATCCGGCCAAGCGGTGGGGTTTGGCGTCCAGATGTTCGCCGGCCTGCTAGACCCGCTCAACGTGGCGTCCGCGTTCATCCCCGTGGTGCCGGAAGCGAAGATCGCGGCGGCGCTGGCTGGTGCCTCTGGCGCGTTCGGACGGGCCGGTGTGCGGGCTGGTGTGGGTGCGGTGGAGGGTGCGGTAGGCGCGGCGGCGCTGGAGCCTCTGAATTACGCGCTGGACCGGGCGAACCAGAACGACTGGACCATGGGCAACGCGGCCATGAACATCGCCCTCGGCGGAGCGATGGGCGGGGTGTTGCACTCCGGCGTTGGCGCGCTGCGGGACTGGCGCGCTGGACCGGCGGCGCGGGTGGCGGAACTGCCGCCGGAGACGCGCGAGATGGCGATGCGCGGGGCGGTGGCGCAGGCGGTAGAGGGTGCGCCGGTTCGGGTAGGGGAGGCGGTGGACGCTTCCCGGCTCGCCGCGGCGGTGGATGCTGTGGAACAGCGCGCCGCGCGCGTGGAGGCCATGGCGGCGGATATGCCGCGCGTGGCCGAGGTGCGGACCATTGCGGACGAATTGCGGCCAAGGATCGGGCGGGGCGAGGCCGCGCCTGTCTCGCTGCTGGAATTCATCGGCCAGAAGGGTGGCGTGATCGATCAAGGCGGCGATCTCAAAGCCATCGGTGCTGATACGCATTTCGTGCCGGGCCAGGGGCGGATCGTCCGCAAGGCTGGCATGGAACTGGATTACATGCGGGAGGCGGCGGAAGAGGCCGGGTATCTGCGGCCCAATAGCACCATTGCCGATCTGCTGGACGCGATCGCGGAAGAGGTGGCGGGGCGCCGCGTGTATCTGCCCCATGAAGCGGTTGCCGCGAATGAGCGACGGCTGGCGCGCATGTCAGACCGCGAGCAGGAGGTGGCCGCGAATTACCGGGCCGAGGTGTCCCGGCTGGCCGAGGATTATGGCGTTGGGCTGAAGCCTGCCGAGTTGGATCATGCCGTTATGCTGACCATGGACGGCATGCACCCGGACGAGGCGATCCGCGCCGCGACAGTGGGGACCGATCTGCGGGCGACCGGGTTTATTGACGATGCGCGGGCCGAGGCTGAAGCGGCGCGGCACCTCGCGGCGCAGGGTGCGCTTGATATTGATATGCGCCTGGCCGAGGCGGCGCGCGCCATTGATGAATTGCGGCGGTCCGGCGGCGATCCTGATGGTGTGCTGGCCCGGCAGATGGGCGACATCCAGAAGATGCAAGCCGAACTGGATGCTGTTGTGGATGCTGAACGCGCCTCTGGCCGCTTCTCCCCCGAGCAAGAGCGTATCATCCGAGAGTTCGATGACGCCGCGAAGATGGCCGAGGGCGATGCGAAGGCGATGGAAGCCGCCGGGTTCTGCGCGGCGGTGAGGGGCTGAGATGGCATACAAAGACTGCGTTGACGCCATCAAGAAAGCCGCCGGGCGGGAACTGACCGACGACGAGGCGCAGGCGATTTTCGAGGCGGTTGAGGATCGCATCAAGCGCGAGATGCGGCAGGGCATGACGCGGGCCGAGGCTGGCCGGAAGGCCGGGCGCGATCTGTCCGATGAAATGCGGCTTGCGGTGGCTATCGAGAAGCGGTCGCAGACCATCAATGCTCTGGTGTGGAGCGAATTGCAGGGGCGCCAGGTCGAGGGGCGCGAGGCCGATGCAATCCAGGCGTTGGTGACGGGTTTTGCTGGCAAGTTTCGCCGCCCCGGCAATTTCGCCAATGCGGGCCTGTCCGTGGATGCGATGGGCATAGCGGCGGTGGAGCGCGCGCATGGTGCCGTGATTGCCGATCTGGAACGCGCCGGGCTGTTCGGGGCTGTGGCAAAGCGGGACGCGGCTTTCGAGCGCGACATCATCCGCGAGATGTGGCGGCTGGATGATCCCAATGCCGGTGCGGGCACTGGCAACAAGCATGCGGCGGACGTGGCGGCGATCCTGTCCAAGCACATGGAGATTGCGCGCCTCGAACAGAACAAGGCCGGGGCGTGGATCGGCAAGGTGGACCACTACGTGGGGCGCCAGACGCACGACCGCTACAAGATCAGGACGGCGGGCTTTGATGCGTGGCGGGAGACGATCGAGCCGCGGCTTGATCCGCGCACATTCGACGGGCTGGACTCGCCGGGCGAGCGGACCTCGTGGCTGCGGAGTGTGTGGGAGGCGCTGGCTTCCGGCATGCACGAAAGCCCCTCCGGCGACTGGCAGGCCGGGTTCAAGGGCTTTGGCAATCTGGCGAAGAAGGTCAGCCAGGAACGCAAGCTGCACTTCGCCAGCGCGGACGGCTGGATGGAATACAACGCGCAGTTCGGGCAGGGCGACGTGTTCGGCGCGGTGATGCACTCCATCGAGCGGGGCCAGCGCAACGCGGCGGTGATGCGCGTTCTCGGCACCAATCCGCAGGCGATGCTTGACCGGCTGGTGAGTGATTGGGCGGAGCAGGCCAAGGCACGCGGCGATTTCGCGCAGTCGGATCGGTTGATGGCGGAAGCCGGGAAGAATAGCCGCATCCTTGACCGGGCGATGAATAAGACGATCGGGGCGGATAACCAGACCATCGCCAACGTAGGCGCGCTGATCCGCAACGCGGAGATGTTCAAGTTGGGCGCGTCCATGCTCTCGTCCTTCACTGATCTGGCGACGCAGGCGGCGGCGGCGCGCCACAACGGCATCGGCGTGCTGCAATCCATGGCTGATAGCGTGGTGGGGTTTCTGCCGACTGATAGCGTGGCGCGGCGCGAGGCGGCGCACGAATTGGGCGTTGGGCTGGACGGGCTGAAGCACTCCATCACCAACCGCTTCATGGCGGCGGATAGCCCGAACGGCAAAGCCGCGTCTCTGGTGCAAACCTTCATGAAATGGAGCGGCCAGAATTGGTGGTCCTCCAACATGAAGGAGGCGCATGGCATGATGCTGGGCAATAACCTGGCCCGCCGCGCTGGGGATGAGTTCGGCGCGCTGCCTCCGCTGATGCAGACCACGCTTCGCCGCTACGGCATCCAGGAAGCCGAATGGAACGCGCTACGGCAGGGCGCGCAGAAGGCGGTGGACGGCAATGCCTACCTGTTCCCGGCGTCGGCGTTGGACCTGCCTGACGCCGCTGTGGCGGGACTGGGCAAGACGCCGGATGCGGCCCGCCAGCAACTGCACGACAAGCTCTCAACCTATGTGATCGATCAGACCCGCGAGGCGATGAGCGAGCCTACCGCTGGCGTGCGGGATCTGATGACGGGCGGCAGCGCGGCGCCGGGTAGCTTCTGGGGCGAAGGGGCGCGGTTCGTCTCTCAGTTCAAGAGCTTCACGGCCACCTTCATGATGCGGTCCCTTGCCCGCGAATTGTTCCGCGACGGCGTGAACGCGGGTGGACTGGCAACGCTGATCGTAGCATCTACCGCGCTGGGCTACGTCGCCATGACGATGAAGGAGATTGCGAAGGGCCGCATGCCGCGCGCGCCGGAGACGCAGGGCGATTACGCCAAGTTGGTGATGGCATCCATGGCGCAGGGCGGCGGGTTCGGCCTCTGGGGTGATTTCATCTTCGGGGAGGCCAACCGCTTCGGCGGCGGCAAACTTGAAAGCGCGCTTGGCCCGGCGGCTGGAACGGCTGGCGATATAATCCGGGGCTTCGACGCGGTGAAAACGGCGCTTGTTGAGGATGGCACTCGCTCCGGTTCCGCGTGGCGGCAGGCGCAATCCGAGGCGCTGCAATTGGCGAAGGGCATGCCGCCGCTGGCCGCTCTCAACCTGTTCTATACCCGAGCCGCGATGGACTATCTCGTGTTCTGGCGGCTGCAAGAGGTCATCAATCCCGGCTGGGCGCGCCGATATGAGCAGCGCGTGAAGAAAGAGAACGATCAAACCTTCTGGCTCTCCCCCACGTCCGCCGCCAGGTAATCGGAGCACTCAATGTCTGGAACCACTGTTGACCGCCTCCGTGGCATCACGGACGGCGTAGCGATGAAGGCTGCCTGCGTCTGCGCGACGACGGCGAACATCACGCTATCCGGGTTGCAAACCATCGACGGCGTGACGGTGGTGGCGAATGACCGGGTGCTGGTGAAGAACCAGACGGCCACCTCAGAGAACGGAATCTATGTCGCCTCCACCGGCACATGGACGCGGGCCTATGACTTCGACGGGGATAGCGACATCGTTTATGGGACGCGCGTCTTTGTCATCGGCGGCACGACGAATACCAAAACCGACTGGTATGTCTCGACGGCATCGCCATCCATCGGGTCCGCGCTGGCCTTTACGCAAATCGTGGTGACGGTCGCATCAACGCCGCCCACCGGGTCCATCACCGTCAGCGGCTACACGCAGAGCACGGCGCGGCTGCTGGGGCGCACCACCGCGGCGACGGGCGCCATTCAGGAAATCAGCGTTGGCGCCGGCCTGACTATGGCGGCTGGCAGCCTGACGAACGCGCTGGTATCCGGCACCGACTACGTTGCGCCGGGGTCCATCCTGACCTCCGGGCTGACGCAGGCTACGGCGCGGCTGCTGGGCCGGTCCACCGCTGGCACGGGTGCGATTGAGGCCATCACGATTGGCACCGGGCTTTCGCTGTCCGGGGGCACGCTGTCCAATACCGTGTCAGCAAGCACGGGCGGCGCGACGGTGATTGCCAGCGGAACGCTATCGGGCACGTCGCAGGTGTTCACCAGCATTGTCGCGACATATGCGTATCTCGTGCTTCAGATCACGGGCATGTCGTTCTCGGGTGCGGTCACTCCGACGCTGCGGCCGAGCACGAACAACGGCAGCAGCTACGACAGCACAGCGGGGAATTACAGCGGCATCCGCACGAACATTGACAGCACGCCTACCACGACCACGGCGAAAATTGCCACCGCGTCCATGCTGGAAAGCCGATCGCTCGCCGGCTCCGATACTTGCGATGCGACGATTACCATTCGGCCTTACCAGGGCGGCACCTATGCCCAATGGACGGCGGTAATCTCGGATAGCGTTGGCAACGTCTCCGTTGTGTCCGGGGTCTATAAATCCACGTCCGCCATAAACGCGCTGCAAATCGCGGGCGGCACCTTCGACGCTGGCACCTACGCGCTTTACGGGGTCTCGTGATGAATGAGCGGCGCAAGGATGACACCGTGAACATCCCCCGCGAGCACGACGAGCGCAGCACCGATCACGGCATCCGCATGTATGGCGTGATCACCCTCGGCAACATCCTCTCCGGGCTTCTGTCCGGGCTGCTGATGATCATTCCCGTGATCATCTGGGGCACGCGGTTGGAAAGCCGGGTGGACAGCGAGGCGCGGCGGCTGGATGCGCGGATCGACACGCAAACGCAGATCGCGAGCCTGTCCCAGAAGCGGATTGATGACAGCTTGGCCGATGCGAACAAGCGGACGGAGAGGATCGAGGCGCTGCTTGAGGGCATGGGCCGCGACGTGACGGCGGTTCGCATCCGGCTCGGCGTTCTGAAAGTGGATGAGCCTGCAACGCAACCCTTCCAACGGAAATAGGAGACTGACATGGATTGGCTAACCAACCGCCTTCGCGAGCCGTCCACGTATGGCGGCATCCTCGCGCTGCTGTCCCTCGTTGGCCTGACGCTCGCGCCCGAACAGGCGCAGGCGATCACCCAGGCCGGGGTTGCCATCGGAGGCGCCATTGCGGCGTTCTGCCGATGAGAGCCGCAATCCTCGCCCTGCCGGTGCTGCTGGCAGCGTGCGGCTCTGTGCCGGTGCCCAAGACGCCGGAACAAACGGTGGTGGAACTGCGCGCCGGTCTGGGCAGCGCCGCCGCCGCGTTCAACGTCTATGCCTCGCAGCGCCCGTTCTGCGACCAGCCCAACGCCAAGGCGCCGCCGCTGTGCGCTGACCGCGCCGTGGTCATCCAGGGCGATCGGGCCGCGCATGCTGTGGCCGATGCCATCGACCGGGCGGAGGCTGTGGTTGGTGCCGTGGGCGTGGCCGATGCGAAGTGGTCCGCGCTGGCCGAACCGGCGAACCTGCTTCAGCAGTTTCAGGCGTTCGTCACCAAGGCCAAGGGGGGGCACTGACATGGGCGGCGTTATTGCAATCGTCTCGCTCGTCGCGGAACTGGCGCCGAAGCTAATCGACGCCGGCAAGTCCGTGGCCGATCTGTGGCGTTCTGCCGGCGGCATCATCGCCGACGCGGAGAAGACGGGGAAGGTGGACCCCGACGCGGCCATGCGGCTCAAGGCACTGGTGGACGCGCAGCTGGCGGCGCTGGATCGAAACGCGGACGAGGCGCGGGGGAATTAGGTTATGGCAAATGTTTACGAAAGCGCCACTGACGCGCGTCAGTCCGATGAACCGATTCCCGTCAGCCGCTTCCGGCCTCGGTATCGCCCGCTGACTGATGACGAAAAGGCGCTGCATGATGCCATCAAGGATAAGGCGGCGGAAATGGAGGCGCTGTACGCCAAAGTGAAGCCGGGCCGTTATGCCTCGCTCGCCATCACCGACTTGGAAAAATCCGTGATGTGGATTGTGAAGGAACTTACGTCCTGATGATCGACCGCGACCCGCAGCACCTGCACCCGCTCGTGCGAGAAGCGGCCCGCAAGACGCTGGAAGCATGCGAGCGGGCGGGACTGCCGTTCCGCCTGTTCGAGGGCTACCGCTCCCCCGAGCGGCAAACCGCACTCTATGCCCAAGGCAGGACCGCGCCGGGCCGGATCGTGACCTACGCGCGGGCGGGCGAGAGCCTGCACAACTACGGCCTGGCAATGGACATCGTGGGGTTCGTCAACGGCGCCTGGACGTGGGAACTGCCGCAACAGTCCTGGGTCCACATGCAGGCGTTCGGCAAGACCTACGGGTTGCGGGGGCTGTCTTTCGAGATGCCGCACCTTGAATGGCCGGTGAACATCGCGGAACTGCGGGCCGGGGTGTTCCCGGCAGGCGGCGATGCGACCTGGCAGGCGGTGGTGAGGGTGCCCGCTACGGCGTCGCCCGTAGCCCCCAAGCCGGAAGTGACGCCCGTGCTGTCCGATGCCGACCGGCTCAATCAGGCCGAACTGGATCGGATGCGCGGCACATGAACGGCGGCGGCGCCATCGGCATCACGCTTCTGGGCGTGCTCGCGCTGATGGCGTTCGGGCTGTGGTGGGGTGGGGAATGATGCTGCGGGCCGGGCTTGATACCGGCTCCCTCCCCAACTGGTTCCCCCAGCATCAGGGGCGCCGGTTTCCACGGCCATATATGAGAGGGCCAAAGCGGCAGACGCAGTTTGCACCACGAACAGCGCCCTACGATGTCTAGCGTGTCCAATCCACGCCGCCGCAGCGCAACGAATATACCTCAACAACAAGGAGACTTCAACGTGAAAGCTCTACTGACCGCCGCCGCTCTGGTGGCTCTGTCCATCCCCGCCCATGCCCGCGACTTCGGCAAGAACGCTCAGCTTGACGCCATGGGTTGCACCGGGTCCGCCATCGCGCAGGCGGTGCGGGGGGACTTCTCCGCGTGGGTGCTGCCCGATTTCATCGGCGGCAACCACCTGCGCGCGGGGCAATACGTCGAGGCGGAGACCGGCGCGGATGGCGTGCGTCGGTGCGTGGTGCGAAACTGACGACGCAATCCGCTAGACCGGGTAGGCGGAGATAGCGTAAAGTCCCCGGCGTCGCGGCTCTGCTTTGGCATCCGTATTGAAGACCCCGTATGGGGCACCGGGGTTGATCGCCCGGAGACTGCCAGCCCCGTCATTCCTCTATAGAGGGTGGCGGGGTTTTTTGTGTGAAAAGGCGCCGCGCCCACACAATCGGCGCAAAATACAACCGCACCGCTTCCATGATTTCATCCCTGATCTTCATGGCGCCTCTTGTTGTTCTGGCGTGAGTTGGTTGAACAGACCTATTGGGGCTTTTTGTGCGTCAGGGGGGGGCGTGTGACCATCCTGCTCTCGGGCCACATGCAGAGGCCGAACCACGCGGCGGAAAGCGCAATGCCGCGCTTGGGCCCGCGTGCATCTGATGACATTGGACGACGCCCGCTGCCACGTGACGCTATCTAGGGTGTATTCGTCGTAATCAGGGAATGTAGATGGCATGTGATTGACGATCTCGACCATGCCATCCTCCTCATCCAATGCGGCCATGGCTTTGCGGGCGGTGGGGAAATCACCAAAGTCCCGATGCCTTGGTTCGTCGGCCACAAGCCATGCGCCAGGCGCTTCCTGCCACACCTCGAAATCGTCCTTTCGATACACCACCCTCCACCCCTCCGGCACCGTCGCCTCCTCCAGCGCGGCGGCGAGGCGGCGGATTATGTCGCAGATCTTGGCGTTGGGCGATCCTGGCGCACCCATCAGTCCGTCGCTGTTATCATAAAGCCGCGCCTCCGCGATCAGCGCCTTGATGTCGGTCATGGTGTGGGCTCCTGCGGCATCCATCCAGTCAGCGACCGCTCTGCAAAAAACTCAACATCGTTCACGTTGGACCACAGTCCATCGTCCCAGCGGATGGTTTCAACGTCGCCGTTGGTCAATCGCGCCTTGATCGCCGTCCCATCCCTCGGCGCGGTCGAGATATCCCGCCAGCCGGGCGGGGTGGGGGTGGGGGTCATGGGGTGGGTCATTGGGCCACTCCTTCCCCATGCCAATCATCCAGTTTCAACCGACAATTAGCCATCTTCGCGAGCATAACCTATTGACATTCCTTGCTGTTGTCTAATCTGTTGGACTATTCCAGCAGAAATTCCCGCGTCATTTCAGCGCATTACGTCGATTTTCCACCACTTCCCCCGCCCGTTCCACCAAGCCGCCCAATCGCCGCGTTCGCGAGCCGTTCTTGGTCCGCGCGGCGGGTGTAGAGCGCCACCAGCGCCAGGCTGCTGTGCCCCGTGATGCTGGCGATCTCGTGGACGGTGCAACCGGCATCGGCTAGCCGCGCCGCCGCCACCTTCCGTAGCCCGTGGATGTTCCAGCCGGGCGGGAAGCCGATCGCCACCAGGGCGCGGCCAAGGTCTTGGGACAAGTGCGTCGGTATCCACGGCACGCCCGTCCGCGTCGTCAGGATGTGGGTGCTGGTGGCATTCTTCTTCCACACCGCCATCTCGGCCCGCAAGACAGGGTGCAGGGGTATCACCATGGCCTTCCCCGTCTTCCCCTGCCTCAGACGCACCGTGGCGCCGTCATAGGCTGCCCAGGTCATGGCGCACAGGTCGCCCCGCCTCTGGCCGGTGTAGAGCGCCAGAAGAACCGCGCGGCGCAGGTAGTCGGGCAGCCGATCCAGGGCGACGGCGATCTGTTCTTCGGACCATTCCGGCAGGTGCCCGCCTTTGAGGCGCCGTATCTTGTGGCATGGGGAATGATCCACCCATCCCCGCTCTACCCCCCAGGCAAAACAGGCGCCCGCCGCTCGGACGAACCCGGTAGCCGCGCCGTTGCCCCGCGCGCTGGCGATGGCATCGCGGACTGACAGAATATCCCGCCGCGTCACGTCTGCCGCTTTCATCCGGGCCAGTAGTTCCAAATCCCGGAGATATGTCGTGTAGCCCCCGACCGTGATCGGGGAGAGCGCCGCCCACTCGGGGCTGATCTTCCATGCGCTGATGAGCGCGGCCACGCTATCCGCGCCGTAGCGGGACGACCGGGGCCGATTGCGCGGGTAGTGGTATTCCCGGATTGACCCGTCCGCGAGGCGCTTTCGGCTGACGTGCACGCCCGGCTGCAAGAATTTGCTGCACCGCGTCATTGACCACCTCCCTGTTTCCGCTGGACCGTGCCGCAGTCCCGAATAGCCTGTCCAGTTCGTCCCGGTCCCACCTGGGGGAACGCGGGCCAAGGTGGCGGGATGGTTCCGGCACTTTCCCGGCCTTTACCAACTTGGGTAGCTGGTGGACGCGCACGCCGATGTAGGCGGCGCAGTCGTCGGGGGTGAGCCAGCGGGCGGTCATCACCACCACCCCATACGGCGGAATACCAAATCCCACACGGCGATTGAGAAGCCGATGACCACACCAAAAAAGAGCGTGTATAGTGCGCCCGCAATAAATCTTACGATAAACTTTCCGACGATCATCATCACCCCTCCCCCCGCGCCCGGATGGCGGCGCGGCGGCGCATATCGTCCAAGCGCCACAACTTCGGATCGCGCGGCTCTTCGTTTTTTGCGGCGTCCAGCGCCGCCAGCAGTTCGGTGCGTTGCACGTCATCCATTGTCACTCTCCGTGGCTGCAAGTGCGCGAAACACCGTATGGCGCATCCCGTGGTGGGCAGTCCGATCCGGCCAGTGGTCAAAGTCCGGGAATACTGTGCGGCAGATGCGGTCCACCAATTGCCACCGTTCATCCACCGCCGCCTCGTCGGACGTGCGGATGGCGCGGGCCGTATCCATATGATCCGGCCACAAGTCTTCGCCAGCATCCGCGCGCCTCGCAATGATCCGCGCCCGCCGCTCGTCGGTGCTCATGCTGGCGGCTCCATGTTGCGGAGCAGATCAACAGCTTGGTGATGACCCTGCCTCGCCAGCGCCTCCGCCGCCGCATCCCGCCCCGTGATCCAGCCGGCGCGCTTGGCGTTCGCGAGTGCGGAGCGGAGGCGCAGGATTTCGGCGGCGGCTTCTGCTGATAGAGGGTCGTGCCGTTGCCAAAGCCGCGCATCGCCGTATGAGCAACGCGCCTCCAACTTTTCCACAATGTCCCGCTCACTCATCCCCGCACCACCTTCAGCCCGGCGGCGCGGAGCCCGCCCAGTATGTTCAGCGTATCACCAATATCAAAATCCCTCTTGCGTAACGCTGCCACCACCTCCTCATCCGTCACCGCGCGGGCGGCGTCGGCTGCGGAGAGGGCGTTGCGAATGGCACCGATAATCTGCGGATCGCGCGCTACAGGTGCGTTGCCGTAGTATTCCCGCGCAAACGCTTTTACCGCCTCATCCATTGCCCTTCTCCCCCATCGCCGCTACGGCGAGCCAGCCGTTTTTCATGCTAGAACTTTGGCTTTCCCAGTAGCGTCGTTCTGGGTCTTCATAATCTTTATATGTGCAATACACACCCGTCGCTTCTGCCCACTTCCACGCAATGTCTTTCGCTTTCTCCTCCGCCGCATCCACCTCCGGCGCGGGCGTCGTGGCGAGGCGGTGGGCTACGCGGGCGCAGGATTGAATTACAGACCGACTTGCGCCTGTGTTTACCCCATATTCTTGCATCATTCGGGTTTCCAATTCTGCCACCGCCATCCCCTCGATCATCATCCGCTGGCGCGGCGGGGCGAAGTGGGTGAGGGCGTATTCCGCAGCCGACGCCCACATATCTAAAGTCCGCACGGAATTCGGGTCCTGCGTCAGCCACATTGGGCGCAGCGCCTCCTTGATCGCCTCCCGCGTCGCCACAGGCTTGGCGAGGAGCGCGCGGGCGGCGCGGAACACGTCAGGCCACGGCGACGAACCGAGTTCCGCTTTTTTCCAAGCACGCTCCAGCGCCTTGCCGCCTTCAACATCATCCATTGCTCGTCTCCTGTTCGATGGCTTCGAGTGCGCGTACTGCCTGATAAAGATTGTGGCGCGATGGTCTATCCACGTTGATAAACTCCTTCGCCGCCTCCACCACTGCGTCGCGCGCGGCGGTGAGGCGCTGTTGGTGCGGGGTCATGCGAGCCTCGCGGCAACAGCTTCATCCACCATCTTGAACAGCGTGGGCGCCGACTTCTTCCACCCCGTCATCGCGGCCTTGATCTCCGGTGTTTCGGTCCACGCGCGAACATCCAGCGGCGTGTCCAGCGCGGCGATCTCGGCCAGGTAGGCGCGGGCCTGGGCTTCTGGGGATGCGTCGTCCGGTGGGATTACCTCGCCTTCCAGCGCGGGCGGCTGCCCGTTGGCAGCGGCCTCGAACGCATCAACCGTAGCGGCTTCGCCATCCAGCGTGACGCCACTGAAATCTACCTCGGCATCTTCACGCTCGGCTGCCTTTTGCAAGCGCAAATCAGTATCGCGATCCGTGGATAGCGGCAGGCGCTTGGATAGCCGGCGGATGGCGGTTTTCTTCGCCATCTCCTCCCACCACTGAGCCCAGGGGCCATTATTCTTGGCGCGGCTGACAGCGCGCACCTTTTCCACCTGCGCCTTCGTCATCACCTCGCGAACCGTCTCGCCGTTTTTCAGCTTCGCCACGGCATAGACCGCAAGCACTTCGGCTCCGTCCGCTAGTTCAAGGTTTCGCTCGTGTTCGATGCGCTCCTCATCGCCAAGGATCACGGTGAACTTCTCGCCCTTGTAGGCGACCTGGGCGCTGATGCTGGCGATCTCGCCGCTGTTACGAGCCAGCTTCATCAGGCCAGCAACCATCGGCATCCATTGGACGTTGCTGCCGAACAGGACCAAAGCACCTTCGCGCCCATCAGGCAGCAAGCCATCAGCCGCGGCGCGCTGGCAGGACAGGAACAGGCTCTGCTTGTTCACGTTCGGCGCCAGTAGATCGGGAGTCCGCTGCACGGCCATCAGGCATACGCGCTCGAACTTCTCCACCGGGATATGGCTGGGGAGCGCCGCCATAATGTTCTGGCGCTGCTGCGTCAGCATCGCCTTGAACTTCTCGCCTTCGGCTTTCACGACTTGGTTCATTCCGCTGCTTCCTTCACCAATGCCGGCGGCTCAAACGCCCCGGCCTCGTGTTTCTGTTCCAGTTCCTTGCGCGCCCATCCAGGCAAGCTGATCGTGTGCGCGACTGGCGGCGCGGTGATGTCGGGCTGATAGGACGGCCAGCGGTCGTGCGCTTGGCACCACGCAAACACGCCCTTCGCGTGCCGGTTCTGGATGCGGCCCCACTCGATCATCTCGTTGTCCAGCCAGCAGGTCGTGACGATGTGCGGCGCCTTCTTACTGACCACCACGAACGCGAACCGCTCGGGCCGCGTGCCCGTAATGGCTTCCACGCCGTCCAGATACCAAGCCGCCTGCATGTGGTAGCCGAGAGAATACGCCTGCCGGGCGAAGTCCTCCGGGTCCGCGCTCATCGCCGTCTTCAGATCCACGAGATAGCGCGTGTGTGGCGGCAGGTAATCGGGACGGGTGCGGCACATGACCCCAAATTCCGGGTCGCGCCAGAACATGGACTGCTCTGGCTTGCCGCCGCGAAACGCCTGGCCGGCGATCGGGTCCGACCACACCGCGTCCCGCATGGCGTGGACCATCTCAATCTCACGCCGCAGCAACGGCAGCCGCCCTTCGCCGCGCGCCGCGTCGCGGGCTTCTTGCGCGGCCTTGGTTCGGTAATCGTCCGCGTCGATCTCCCGCACCGCGCCAGCAAACAGGTCCGGTTCCAGCACCAGCAGATGGGTCGCGTTGCCGATATCAAACTCGCGCTTGATCGGCGGGTTATCGATCTGGTGGCGATAGACGGCTGGGCAGTCCAGGCCGATCAGGCGCGCGCCTGTGGAAGATAGGGCCGGGTCGGCGTGGTATTCGGCGCTGGACATCGAATAGATGCCGGGGGTCTGAATGCTCATCCCTCCGCCTCCAGCTTGGCGAGGAGCGCGCGGGCGCGTTCTACACGATGCGGCATCCACTTCTCTGCGCTGTGCTGCTCTATGCCGGCAACGCACTCCCGCAACGCCTCCGCCATCTCCGGCGCGAGGGAGATTAGGCGGGCGCGGTCATCAACGACCTTATCAAGCGCGCGGCCTTTAATGATTGACTCGGCGCACGCAACAACAAGGCAGATTACGTTGCCGCTCTCATCCGACACGGGCGCAAATACTTCATACCCTTTGCTTTCAGTCGAGGCATACCACTCATGATCTGTGAGATACCGACCATCCGGGCGTATGCCATACCATTTCTCATTCATCGCCGAATCTCCAACCCGATTTCCGCCGCCGCCACCATCATCTCCGCCAGGCCGCGATACCCCGCCATCGGGTCCATGCCAGCGGCGAGGGACATGACCACCGGCAGGACCACCAGCAGCACGAGGTAGGCGGTTAGGCCGTTGCGGGTGGTCACAGCACCACCCTCCGCGTCAGCCCCGCCAACCATTGCTGCCCGGTGGCGCGAACCGGCGGCGGGTCCAGCCGGTCGGCAATGGCGCTGATCTCGTCCTCAATGTTCAACAACCACGCTTCGAGGTCGTCACACTTTGCGGCCAGCGTGCGGATGCCGTGGCTTTGCGCCCGCGCTTCCCACGCAATCAGCAGGTGGCGGATCTGCATGATCTGGTCGCATTGCTCGCGGAGACGTTCGGCTTCGGTCATTCCACGCACTCCTGCTGCATCTCAGCCCACGCGCGTTTCGCCTCGCCCCCCGTCATCGCGGGCAGCTTCAGGGCAAACCGCATGGCGTTCGTGTCGCGCCAGAAGCGAAGAAAGGGGGTTTCGCGGGTCATACCTCCACCCCCTCAACCACATCCTGCTTTGCCAGCGCCTCGGACAGCGCGCGGAACGCGGCGATCTCGGCGGGAGAGTGCAGGTAAATCTTGATGTTTTCTTCGTGGCGCGGATCGCTACCCTTGCGGTGCAAACTTGCCACTGCATAAGCGCCTGTAGCCGCGTTAGCTTCGCGCTGCACAAAATGGCAGCGAAAATCGCCGTAGCTGAACGCGCTGATTTCGTGGATCAGTGCCATCACACGCACCCTTCCAACACCACGCCATACGCCTTCGCCACGTCGCGCACGGTGTCCATTTCCCAAGCGATGTAACCCGCGAAATCGGTGGGGTCGTAGCTGTGGCCCGCCTCGTAATCGTGGTGCAGCTCGGACACGCGCTTGTAGGCGTCACGGACAGCAACCAGCGCGGCCCAGGCGGTGGCGAGGGTCTGGCGGGCTTCATCGAATTTGTCGCGCTCGTAGCGGTTGCGCTCGATGTCGCCTTCCCAGTAGGCGTCGAAGGCCGCGCCGTTGAAATTGTCGGGCAGGTTGCTCATCGCTTAGCCCTCCTGCACGACGCGGGTGAGGAGGCGGCGCACCAGACGTTCGCGGGCGCCGGCCTTGGGCACAAACCCGGCGGCGGTGCGCTTCACGGGGATGCCGATGTAAACGTGTTCGAGGCCGGGGCCAGCGTCACGGACGCTGTAGAAGCTGCCGGCGTTGTCTTCGATGATGGTGATGTTGGCCATGTCCGCCTCCTTGTTGGTGGAGGGAACTGTAAGCAACACTTTCAGGACATGCAAGCTAAAAATGAAAGCCAAACTTACATTGTTTGGGGCGCCTTTCTTGAATATGATTCCAGAATGATCCCAGGCGTTTCCAGGCGCTTAGCGCGCGGGTTGTTTTTCGGGCTTGCTGGCCTAAGCGCGATAGGCGCCGTGGTCGCGGCTTCGGTATATTCCGAGGGAAGCCGTAAGCCTGATTTTTACGAGGTTCGCCGGCATGTGCTTTCCAAGCTGACTGCGGCCCAAATCACCGCGATCCGAAAGGATGTGGAAGCGCGTCACCGTGGGCTTGTCCGACGCGAGGAATCGGAGGACGAGAGCCGCCGGCAGGGGCGGATGGAGCAAAGGCGGGCGTGCATGGATTATGGGTTTCGAGAAAAAAACCCGTCTATTTGCGATGTCGGGCTGGGTGAATACCTCCCGTTCCAGCCGTCGATTAGCCTTGAGCAAATGTATGAAATGGAAGTCTTGGGCGGCTGCTTACTGATCGCCACTGTTCGAGAAGCAAGAAAATACGGCTGCCTGCCTTCGGAGTAGGGAATTTATTTCCAAACCCATTTTCCCATCACGCGCCCCTGGATCGCCAGCTCGGACACGGGCCGCTCATACGGCGGGTAGGCCGGGTTCGCGCTAGACAGTCGCGCCGTCCGCGGTTCCGTTCCCATCAGCACCTCAACGCGCTTCAGCAGCAGCGCGAATCCGTCCCACACGACATAGACGCCAGGCGGGGAGGGGACGCGGTGGCTTGTGTCCACCAGCACCCGATCGCCAGCGGGGTATTCCGGCTCCATGCTATCCCCCACGACGCGGATGATCTTCACCGCTGACGGGTTTGGCGCGTGGGACCGGAGGTAATCCGCAGGAATGTGCCACTCGGCCAGGACGACGTGATGGCCGTTCCCGTCCATGTCGGGGTCCAGGGCGCCGTCGCCGCCCATCGCGCGCACGTCTAGCTCCTCAATCAACAGGATCGGATCGGCGCCTCTTACGGGCAGTTGGGCGGCCGGCGTCGCCTCTACTCCCAGCAATTCCCCGAGCGTGACGCCGAGCGCCGCGGCGATCTCGCCGACGCGCCGCCCCTGCGGCGCCGTGCCGCCATCCCGGAACCATTGGTTCACGGCCTGGGACTTGATGTTGAGCCGCCGGGCCAGTTCCGACTGGTTCACGCCGCGCTCCGCCATGATCCGGCGCATGTTGTCGATTAAAGACATGCTTACAGTTTGCCAGCGAAAAATCCGGGCGCCACTGTAAGAAATGCTTGCATGACATCTGCAAGTGTGACTTACAATCGGGCCATGACCGAGACAGCCCTTGAAAGAGCCATCGTCGCCGCCGGGTCCGCCAGTGAGTTGGGCAGGCGGATTGGCGTCACCTCCCAGGCCATCTGCCAGTGGAAGCAGGTTCCGCCCGAGCGGTGCCTTGCTGTTCATGCGGCTACCGGAATCGCTTTGCACGATCTGCGTCCTGACATTTACCCACCCCCCGCGCCCGCGCGCGAGGAAGCCGCTTGATGCGCCTCGTGCGCGCACGCGAGGGCGGGCGTTGCGCGATCAATGCCGTGTGCCGTCCTTCCATTTCTGAGGCCCCGTAACATGACGCGGATCGTATCTATCCGTATCGGGAAAGAGTCGGGCGAGCGGGCCGCGATCCGGTCGGAGATGGCCAGGATCGTGGCGCTTGCCGGAGACGATGGCCGGTCGGTGAAAGAAACGCTGTGGCTTGCGTCCGAGCGTTTGGGCTTGTGCTTCCGGCGGGTGCGGGCGTTCCACCAGCGGACGGCGGATGCGTGGGCTTGGGAATCGGACCGGCTCCGGCGCGCGGAAAGCGAGTTGCTACGCCGTCGTGCCGCGCGGCTTGAACATGAAATTGCACTCACACGGGCGAGGCTGGCCACGCATGCGACATCTGACCGCGCGTCTGTTGCTGTGGATCGGTGAGCGATGCGTGCGGGGGGCAAATCTAATCATCAAATAGCCAGGGGGGTTTTCCTGTGGGTCGCGATCTGCGCCGCGCTGTGGGTCGCTGCGGTGCTGGTGATTATCAATGACTGAGATCGGGCCGGTTCATTCATCGTGGTTATCGGCCCGTGCGCGTGAAGCACTCGCGCAAACCAATACGGGCGGGGAAACAGAGGCGGGACGCAACGGTCCCGCTTCCCCCTCCCGTGCGCGTGAGAACGACACGCGCGGCGGCGCGGACCTGGCAGGTGAGGGCGGACGTATCCCCCGCCGCTCGCCGGGGTCTGCGCCGTCAAACCTATTCCCTGCGGGGAATGCCCGGCCGGCGGGCGGTGAGCCGGCACGCAGCAGCGATGCTGCTTTCTTGGACGTTTCCTCCCCACCCTCTTCCGAGCTGGCTGCGGTTCCGCTCGCGGGCGATGTTGAGGGCACTTACGCCTCCGCTGGCATGACGAAACCGGCGGAGGCGTCTTTTTCCTGGCGGCGGCGTGGCCCTGGGAGGGAGTGGACGGCCGAGGAAAAATCAGCGGCGGTGCGGATGGCGCAGCGCGGGTTCACGGATCGCGAGATTGCTGCCGAATTGAAGCGCCCGCTGCCGGCCACGTCATACCAACTCAAGAAATTGCGCGACGAGGGCGCCGACATTCCGGCGCGGTTCGCGGGGCGGAAACACAAAGACCCGGCCCGGCGCAACAAGCCGGTCCCGCCGATGCCGTCCACTGACGATATCGAAGAGTTCATTCGCACGCGCGGCGTGACGCGTCTGCCCGCCGCGTTTGTCGGCGCGAGCACCGCGCAGCTGAGCGCCGCCGATCGCGCTGCGCTCGCCGCCCGTCCTGATCCCGATCCGGTTTTTACCGCCCTGACCGCACCTCTGCGGCGGGGCAACGAGGCGCTGGCCACCAAGCGTGCCAGTTGGAAGCAACAGAACAACCAGGGGGACAAGAATGCCCGGTGACGCACCAAGCGCGGGCCACAACGTCGGCGGCGTCGCGGCGGATCGGCTGCGGTCGATAGTGGACCGGATCGAGAGGCTGCATGAAGAGCGGAAGGCTCTCAGCAGCGACATTTCGGACATCTACAAGGAGGCGAAGTCCGCAGGTCTGGAACCCAAGGTAATCCGCGCCCTGATCCGCGAGCGCGCGCAAGAGCCGGCGGAATTGCAAGAGCACGAAACCCTCCTGGACCTGTATCGCAGGGCGATTGGCTGATGATCGAGTTCACTCTCACATCGCCCACGCCATCACTCAACCAGACGCTTCGCATGCATCCGCAGGTCGCGAAGCGGCAGCGCACGGGATGGGCCTGGGAGATCACCGGCACGCTGCTCGGCAGTCGTCCGGCGCAACCGTGGCCCAAGGCGAAGGTGACGATCTGGCGGCACTCGGTGGGCACGCTGGATGCCGACAACGCCATCGGCGGCGCGAAGGGGCTGGTGGACGTGCTGAAGCCGATGCACCCGACCCGCAACCCCTGCGGCCTGGGCATCATCGCGGACGACAGCCCGGCGCATCTCGAACTTGTCGTCCATCAAATCAGAGAAGCAAAGCGCACCGGCAATCGAACCGTGGTGCGGGTGGAGGAAGTATGAGCGGCAAGCCTTTTGATAGTCGTTGGACCGACGAGAGCGAAGCCCGGCTGCGCGAGTTGTGGAGCGAAGGATGCTCTACGGCGGAGATCGGGCGTCGAATGGGGGTTAGCAAGAACTCCGTCGTCGGCAAGGCGCACCGGCTCGGCCTAGAAGTGCGCCCGTCTCCCATCATTCGTGACGGCAGGCCCGTGAAGCCCAAGAAGGCCCCGCGCGTCTATGGCGCAACACTAACGCTGCCCCCGTCGATCGTCGCCGCGCAGGCGGCTGAGAAAGCGGCGGAGCGGGCGTTGGTCGCGAAGTTGTCTGAGATCGTGGCTGCCGCTGCCGAACCGGAGACGGAAGCGCCGCGCGTCGAGTTCAAGCCGCTGGCGCCGCGGCAATGCTGCTGGCCGCTGTGGGACGGCAAGCCGACGCATCGGTATTGCGAGGCGGTGGCGCGACCGGGGCGGGCGTATTGCTCCGCTCATCACGAGATTGCGTACACCAAGCTCCAGAAGGAAGCCGGCGACATGGCGCCGTGGGTGAAACGCGATCAGGGCTTGCAGGTGGTGGCATGATGTTGCGCGTCCTCGACCTATTTAGCGGCATCGGCGGCTTTTCCCTCGGCCTTGAGCGCGCGGGGATGAAGACCGTGGCGTTCTGTGAAATCGAACCGTTCTGCCGGCGGGTGCTGGCGAAGCATTGGCCGGAGGTGCCCTGCTACGATGACGTGCGAACCCTCTCCGCGCATCGTCTCCGGGACGATGGAATTGCCGTTGATGTCATCTGCGGGGGGTTCCCCTGCCAGGACATCAGCGTTGCGGGAAAAGGCGCCGGACTGGCGGGTGCTCGATCTGGCCTATGGTCGGAATATGCCCGTCTCGTTCGCGAACTTCGTCCCCGCTACGTCATCGTGGAGAACGTCGCAGCGTTGCTTGGTCGAGGGCTTGGCGACGTTCTCGGAGACCTGGCCGCGCTCGGGTATGATGCGGAGTGGCATTGCATACCAGCTTCCGCCATTGGCGCCCCTCACCAGAGGGACCGCCTCTGGATCGTGGCCCACACCAACGGCGGAGGACGGCGAGAGCAAGGGGATGAGTGCCAAGCGATTGGCGACACGGAAGCCGGACAATTTGGCGACCGCCGTCCGCTTTCCCTCGCCGGCGGCGAGGGATTGGCGATCGGGCCAGGGACGCTCGGAGAATGGGCACACGCCGCAACTGCCGGAAGTGGTTGGTGGGCAGTTGAACCCGACGTGGGTCGAGTGGTTGATGGGCCTGCCGGCAAGGTGGACCGTCGTCAGCGACTGATTGCGCTGGGCAACGCGGTCGTTCCGCAAATCCCTGAACTGATCGGGCGCGCTATCCTCGACGTGGAGCGGGCGCTTGCTCGGCAATCACTGCCAGCCGACGAAGCCACGTCGCCACGTCCTGCGGCACCGTCACCCACTGACGCACCGCGCCCTCTGACAGACCAATGCGCCGCGCGAACTCCCGACGCGACCAGCCCACTCGGGCGAGTGTCTCGTGCATCTCAGCGGGGGTCATCGGACGGGCGCCTGAATGCCACACAGAATGGCGGTGGTGGCGTTGGCTCGCTTGGCGGCAACGCGCCCGGCCTTTTCGGCCTCCGCCAGCAGCTGCGCCTCGGTCACGCCATCCGGCAGGTTCCGGGTGACGTAGTAAATCCCCCCGGTCGCTTGGAACTGGAACGAGACGCGGCGCAACTGGCGGGCGACGGTGCGGGCCATGTCGGCGGCGATGCGGTCGGTCAGGTCGGGGTGCTGTGTGCTCATGGCGCGGATACTACGCAAAACGCGCAGGGTGTGTCAACGCAAAATGCGGAGGTGGTGGCATGAAAATCGGCCCCCGCATCATCGCGAGCGAGTGCGTCCGCCGATACAGCGACATCGGGGATGGTTGGAAGATCGCCGCGGTCGAGACGTTCAACAGCCTGGGACAACGCTGCTGGGAGTGGTTCGCCGGCCCGGAGGCAAGGGCCATCCAGGGCGGTATGTGGGGAGGTGAGGCGGCGCGTCCGACTATCTCCGCCGTGCAGGGCCGGCAGATGTGGGGCGGGACAGAGCGGTTTGTCCTCTACGTGCGGCGGCTGCCGGGGAGGGCCGGATGAGCAACATCATCACGTTCGTCGCGCTGATCCTGTTCCTCTACTTGCTGGAACACCCGGAGGCGGGTGGACGGTGGTTTGGGGTGTTTGTGCGGTCGATGGGGTTTGGGTGATGGACGGCATGAACCACGAATACCTGGACTTCCTGGCGCGTAAGGTGCCGGCGGCGCAGTCCGTAGGCTTCGATCCTGTGCCGATCACGGCGCCGCTGTTCGACTTCCAGAAGGCAGCGGTGGAGACGTGCATCCGGCGCGGGCGATCGGCGTTGTTCCTGGATACCGGCTTGGGCAAAACCATTTGCGAGCTTGAGTTCGCGGCGCAATGCGCGGCCCATTCCGATGGCCCGGCGCTGATCCTGACGCCGCTGGCGGTGGCCCGGCAGATCGAGAACGAGGCGCTGCGGTTCGGCTACGGCGCGAAGGTCATCCGCGACCAGTCAGAAGCCTGGGGTCTCATCAACATCTGCAATTACGATCGGCTGGATAGGCTGGACCCGTCCGCTTATTCCTGCGTTGTCCTCGATGAGAGCAGCATCCTGAAGAATTTCAGCGGCAAGACGACGCGCGCGCTGATAGAGGCTTTCAAGGACACGCCATACCGGCTGGCCGCGACTGCTACCCCGGCGCCGAATGACTTTATTGAGTTCGGCACACATTCCGAGTTCCTCGGCGTCATGCCTCAGGCGGATATGCTGGTGCGTTGGTTCATCAACGACAGCAACGACACGGGCACCTGGCGCCTGAAGGGCCACGCGGAACGGCCGTTCTGGGACTGGATGGCGTCGTGGGCGATCATGGCGGAAACGCCGGAAGATTTGGGCTTCGACGGGTCGCGGTTCGTGCTGCCGGAGATGAGCGTGATCCGTCACCGCACGCAAGCGGACGTGAAGGCGCCGGTCGGCGCGCTGTTTCTGGATGACGTGTCCGCGACGAATATGCACAGCCTGAAGCGGCAGACCACCGCGGCGCGGGCCGATATTGTCGCTGATTTGGTGAACGCGGAGCCGGATGAGGCTTGGGTGATCTGGTGCGATACCGATCATGAGGCGGATACGTTGGCCGCACGGCTACCTAATGCGGTTGAGGTTCGAGGCTCCCAGCAGGCGGACAAGAAAGAGGCGAACCTTGCGGCGTTCGCTGCTCGGGACCGGCGCCAGATCATCACGAAGCCCAGCATCGCAGGCATGGGGCTTAACTGGCAGCATGCCGCACGCATGGCGTTCGTGGGCCGGTCATTCAGTTACGAGGCTTGGTATCAGGCGGTTCGCCGATGCTGGCGCTTCGGGCAAAAGCGGCCCGTGCATGTCCATCTCGTTGTCGCGGAAGGCGAGGACCAGATCGGGCGCGTGATCGATCGCAAGGCCGAGGATCATGCGCGGATGAAGCAGGCGATGCGTGAGGCATCGCGCAGGAACATGGGCCGGGAAAGCATCGTCCGCGTCCCCTACAACCCAACATATAACGGGAGGCTGCCGTCATGGTTCTCTGTTTGAACGAGGCGCACGGAAAGGACTTTGCCGCCTACAACGGCGATTGCGTCTCCGTGGTCGGCCAGTTGCCGGATAACAGCGTGGGCTTTTCGGTCTACTCGCCGCCATTCTCCAATCTGTTCGTTTATTCGGACAGCCTGGCGGACATGGGGAACAGCGCAAACGACGCGGAGTTTCTGCGGCAGTATTCCTACCTGCTGCGCGACCTGGCGCGCGTGACCAAGCCGGGCCGGTTGTCTGCCGTCCATTGCTCCGATCTGCCGCTGACGAAGTGGAAGGACGGCATGATCGGCATCAAGGATTTGTCCGGCCAGATCATCCGCGCCCACGAGGAAGCCGGTTGGGTGCTGCATTCCCGCGTAACGGTGTGGAAGTGCCCCGTGGTGGAGATGACCCGCACGAAGGCTTTGGGGCTGCTCTACAAGCAGCTTCAAAAGGATAGCACGCGCAGCCGGCAGGGCATGGCGGATTATCTTCTGGTGTTCCGTGCGCCGGGTGAGAACGTGGAGCCGGTGGGGCAGGACGCGAGCCGGTTCCCGGTGGAACAGTGGCAGCAATGGGCTTCGCCAGTCTGGATGGATATTCGCCAGACGAACACGCTCAACGTCGCCGTGGCGCGCGAGGACAAGGACGAACGGCATCTCTGCCCGCTCCAACTGGATCTGATCGAGCGGTGCCTGATTATGTGGAGCAACCCCGGCGATACGGTGCTGTCGCCGTTCATGGGTATCGGGTCCGAGGGCGTGATGAGCCTCCGCAACAAGCGTCGGTTTATTGGTGTTGAACTGAAGGAAGCGTATTTCCGGCAGGCGGTGAAGCATCTCCAGAACGAGGAGAAGAACGCGCCCTCCCTGTTCGATCTGATGGCGGCGGACTGATGAGTGAGCGCCGCAACTTCCTCGGCAGATACGAACACCCCCGGCCATTCCCGGCCCAGCGCAACCCGTATCCCTGGCTCGTCGCCGAGCGCGGGGACTGGTTCATCGCCTACGGCGTGGCTGGTGCCGAGGCGATCAGGAACAGCGTCTCCGCCGGGGCTGCTGGCGCGACGAAGCGATACAGCTGGGCGCCGAAGTTCAGGACGCGGAAGTTGTCGGAGCATGTGTTGTTGGTGGAGCGGGTGTCGTGATCGTGACCTTCCCAGATGCCTCCACCCGCACCATCACTGACATCCGCGCTACGTATCGGCTGGATTGGGCCGGGATTACGGCGCAAGGCGCGCAGACATGGGCCAGTGACGCATTCCACGCGCGCACCAGCAAAGCCCCGCGCGGCCCGGTCCTTGTGATTGAAACTCCCGACCAGCGCCAGATCGTGGCGTGTCTGGATTACCAGGGCGAGGGCAACGGCTACGCGGGCGGGGCTTGGGTTGGTGCGGTGCCCACGGCGTTCACGGCGCGGAAGGATGGCGCGGCGGTAGTGTTGGAACTGTGGGACGTGGCGGCGTGTGAGCCGGGGCTGTTGCATTTGCCGGTGGTGGACCAATGACGAAGGCATCATCAAACCCATGGCGTCAGCGGCGCGGTCCCATCGTGCGGGAATTTCTGCGGCAATCGTCGCGCACCGGAGAAGTCATTCCGAGAAACGAGGACATTGCCCTAGCTATGAAATGCGATGAAAGCACCGTGCGCCGCATTATGGGCCAAATGCAGGATGACGGTGAAATTGTTGTTTACCAGCGCGGGATGGCGCGTGTGGTTGAGGTAGCTAGATCATGAAAAACCCGTGGCTCAAGTTTTATCCATCCGACTGGCGCGGCGATGCTGGGCTTCGTCAGTGCAGCTACGCAGCGCGCGGCCTTTGGATGGATCTGATCTCCATCATGCACGAGGCCGAGCCATACGGGCATTTGATCGTCAACGGCAAGGCGCCTGACGCGCGCCGCATCGCTGCGATGCTGGGTGGTGCTGAAAAGCACGTTGCGGCGATGTTGGCTGAACTTGAAGACGCAGGCGTGTTTAGCCGGGATAACGACGGCACAATCTACAGTCGCCGCATGGTGCGGGATAACCAGAAAGCGGAGCGCGACCGTGCCAACGGCAAGCGCGGGGGTAATCCCGACCTTACCGAAACCAAGCCACGCAAGGTTAACCCTGGTGGCATGGGGGGGGTTAACCCCCCTGATAACGGGGAGGATAAAGCCCAGATACTAGAAGCCAGATACCAGAAGAAAGAACCAGCTTCGCTGGGCGCTGACGCGCCGCCGCCGGACGCCAGGGCCGAGCTTTGGGGGGATGGTCTGGCGCTGCTGCGCGGCCTGACCGGCAAGCCCGATGGCCCGTCGCGCGGCCTTCTTGGCCGGCTAGTCAAAGCCGCCCGCGACGACTGCCCCGCCGTGATGCGCGCGCTTCGCAGCGCAGCCGATCTCCGCCCGGTCGATCCGGTCCCGTGGCTCATGGCCGCGCTCAACCAGCCCGATGACGACACGCGGCTGCTCCAAGCTGCCGGGCTGCTACCGACCGGGCCAACGCTGGACGGCGATGCGCTGGAACTTTTCCCGAGGAGGCTGAATTGAGCGACAACCATCGCCGCCAGTGGTGCGCCGCCGTCGCCAAGCTGGTCTATCCCGTCGATCCGGCGCGCTGCGTCTCGGCCCTGATCGGCTACCTGCCATTGCTGCGCGACATGCCAGACGAGGCGTTCAATCCGCACAGCGCCGAGGCGGTAGCCCTGGCCGATCGCCGCATGGCGTTCCCCAGTTACGACGAGGTTGCCAAGCCCCTGCGCGCCTGGTGGCGGGACAACCGGCCTGCCGAGAAGAAATTCCCGGCTCTTGCGCACGCACGCGAGGAACGCCGTCCCCGGACACCCGAGGAGATCGCATACGCCGAGGCGCGGACAGCGGAGGCGCTGGCAATCTGCGCGGCCAATCGCCGGCCGGAAAGCCTGAAGCCGATCAAGGCAGCATACCTCACACCGGAGCAGCTGCGCGAGAACGTGCGGCGAACCGGGGCGATCATGCCGCCGTATCTGCGCGAGGATGCATGACCTACGCCGCCCGCATCCCGAGCACGAACTCCGACGGCACGCCGCTGTTCGCCAGCGACTACGACAAGGCCGCCGAGGCCGAGGTCCGGGCCGTGATCGAGCGGGAATGGAATTGCGACCTGCACCACTTCGGGCGCCTCTGCCCGGTGGATTTCTACGCGATCCGCGACGGGCGCCTGGTTGGGCTGGTCGAGGTGAAATCCCGCAGCCACGCGAGCGACAAATTTCCCACGGTGTTCCTCAACGTCCGCAAGTGGCTCGCTCTGTCCATGGCGCAAAGCGGCCTGGGCGTGCCCGCGATGTTCGTCGTCCGGTTCACCGATGGCGTGCGGTTCATTCCGGTCGGTGCGGTCAATGCCAGCGCGGTTCGGATCGGTGGCGCCGCGGCGGTCGTGAAAAGCCACACGGACATTGAGCCGGTGATTGAGGTTCCGGTGGCGGAGATGCGGCGGTTTGGAGGGGTGGCGCCATGACCCGCCCCGGCAACTGGAACCGAAACCCCTGGAACCGAGGCAAAGCCAAAGCCCCGCGCCAGTCCATCGGCCTGTCGCCGGTGATGCAAGCCCTCGTGCGCGCACGCGTGAGGCAGCAATGCACCCAGGCTTGGCTGGCCGAGCGGACCGGATACGCCGTCACGACGGTGCAGCAATACGAGGCCGGCACGCGGAAGGTGCCGCTCGCCTACTCGGAAGCGGCGGCGCAGGTGCTGGGCATGCGGGTGGTGGTTCAGTGGACGCAGCCTGACGACGCGCGCGCGGCCTCCCCCGCTACCACCCTAGCCGGGCAGTCCCGAAAACCCGCTGACGGTCTCACAGCAACGCAGGGAAATGGCACATGAGCGAGCGCATCCACCACGTAACCGTGTGGCAGGACAGCAAGGGGCTGGATTTCGCCCGGTGCGGGGGCGTGGAGGTGTCCAGCCGACGCAGCGCCACGGCGGACCTGGCGCGCAAGCTGGTGGCCGCTGGCGAGCCTGACGGCCCCGTGCATGTCCGGGGCCTGGACCGGCGACTGCGATACACCATCGGCAGTCTGCACGACTGGGCAACGTGGACGGTGGCCGAGCCCGACAAAGGGCGGATCAAGTTCACGAAGTGGGCGCCGAACCCGATGTTCGCGGCGCGGCAAACGGCATGCGGCGGGGTGGGGCGGTGATGGGAAACGCAACTTGGCGCTGGAAATGCGAAGAATGCGACTGGATTGGAACGGAAGCCCAAATCGACAGAGTGCCAGACCCTAAGCCGGGTTCGGGGGTCTTGTGGTCGGTCTGTCCTCAATGCCGCGCCGCTGAGCAGTTCACGAACCTCTGCGATGAGCCGGGATGCGATGCGCCGTCAACCTGTGGCTGGCCATCAGATGCGGGATATCGTCGCACATGCCATCGGCATTATCGGTGGGTGACGCGGTGACTAGTCCAGCGCCAGAAGCCACCGAAGACCAATGGCGCGCGCTGATCTGGGCGTTCGTGTGCTGGATCACCGAAGGCGGGCCGGAGCCGTTCGCGGCGTTGCAGGCGGCGAAACGTGAGATGGAAAGGGCGAAGGGATGACGGACGACACAACGAAAGCCGCAGTCCTGTGGCTGCTGGAAACGGTGCTGGGTCACGTGCCGGTCGGGGAGTCCATGGCCCGTGAGAGTGTGGGCATGAGCGATGCGGCACGGAAGGCGGGGATGACGATCCTCGCCCGCGCCCGCCACGAGCGGGATTACCCGGAGGATCGGGGGTGACCGCGGACCCGATGCAAGCGCGGCCTACATCGGCGCGCCAGGGCGGTTTGTGGTGTCCTGCGGTATCTGCGGACCCAGAGACGCTAGACCGGCCTGTAGCCTCGCCACAGGGCCGGGAAACGTGTGGCAACGGGTTACTCACCGCTCTTGCTGACGCCGCTTTTCCCACTCGTGAGGGGTTGTGAGCACGGAAATTTGCTCCCTCGCCGCCGCCCTGGCCGCCCGTCCGGCGGGGTTCACCTACACCGTCGAGGCGATCGATCGCGTGTTCCGGTGCCGTGCTTTCCCGCCCGGCTGCACGGCGTGGAGCGCGGACGCGGCGGGAGCGGTCGAGGCGATGAACCGGATGTTGATGGCGTGGGAGGGGGCGAAGATTGCCCCGTAAACCGAAGGAAATGCCCATGGACGCGACCGCACACATCGCCGAGGCGCAGCTTGTCACCGGCTACGCGACCCGCGACCAGTGGGACGATCCCGACGACACGCGCACCGTCGGCTCGCGCACCGTCCGCCAGGTCCACGGGTTCCGCCGTGCCGATCCGCTCATCACGCTGCATCGCCGCTCCCCTGCCGATTTCCCCGTCGCGTTCCTGCGCGCGGCCGAGCGCCTGCGGGACGATTACGAGATGAGCGAGGGCGCGCGGGTGCGGGCCGGGCAGGGCAACGGGGACATGGGCATCATCAACACGCAGATGGCCGCCGCGGCGCGCTACCGGAACGCGGTCCAAGCGGTCGGCCCGGAGCCGTGGGCGGTGCTGCGGCTGGTGGTGCTGGACGGGTGGGCGCTGCTGCGATGGGCACAGCGGTTCCATGTGGCGGAGAAGACGGCCCGGCGCCGGCTGATCGCCGCGCTGGACCTGCTGCACCTGCACTACAACCCGCCGGTTCGCCGGCAGACGTGACCAGATCGGGGGCCGCTTCCTCCACAGCCGGCTACACCACGGCTGCGACGGCCCGCCTCCCTAACCGCGCGCTCCCCGGTATCCCAAGTGGCGCGCGGCATGGGCAAACCCCGGCGGCTTAAAGGATAGCGGGAAAGGCGGGCAACGGTGTTTTGGGCGGCGGGGCTAAATCCGCCGGGCTGCGTCTCCGAAGATGAACGTCCCCTCGGTGCCATCCGAAAGCGTGACCTTGCCGCCTCCGCTGGTCGGCCCATCCCGCGTGGCGATGGCGATGCCTGTCCGGCCGTCGTTGCAAACCAACGTGACCGTGATCGTCCGCGAACGGTTCATCGCGTCATAGGTTCCGGAGCACGTCAGATTGCCGTCCGTCGCGGAGAAACTGCCGCCAGACAGGGAGGCGGTATTCTCGCCCCGCAGGATTTGCCCCTTGGCACTGATGACGGCGACGGGGACGGTCACGGCGCATGCCGAGCATGCCAAGGAAGCCGAAAGCAGCAAGATGGCGCGCAACCGCATTGTGTCCTCCTGGCGGTGATCGAGGCGGGACCGTAACGCACGCTTGGCGGCCAGGGAAAGACAAAACATGGCGGGCGCGAAAATTCCCCTTGCGGCACGGTCCGAAAACATGCTTGGGATTATCTACCCTCCGATTACTGACTGGACACCCCACCCGCCCGGCATCCTGCCCGGCGGGTTTTTCGTTTGTGCGAGTGCTGACATGACGACAAAGCGGCGCCTCGGCCCCGCTCCGGGCACATTCATGCCGGTCAACGTCTGGAAAAAGGGCCAGTCCGGTAATCCGGCCGGGCCGAAGTCCATCTACACGCCCGAGTTGGCGGCGGAGTTCTGCCATCGGATCGCGGGCGGGCGCTCGTTCAAGGACGTTTGTTCCGACGAGGACATGCCAGGCGAGCGGACGGTGCGGGAATGGCGACAGGCGCGCCCCGAGTTTGACGCCGCGGTTCGGCTGGCTTTCGACGATCGGCTGGAGGCAACACGCCACAAATTGATGGAGATCGCGGAGGCGGTGCTGCGGCCGGATGGCCCGCCCGCTGACCGGGCCAACGCCGCCGCGCACGCCATCAGCAAGGCCGAGACGATGAGCCGGTCCAAGATCGAGATCACGGGGCGCAACGGCGGCCCCATCGAGACGAAAGACGTATCCGACCTCGACGCCGCGCGGGCGGTGGCATTCCTGCTGGCGAGCGCCGCGCGTTCCGCTCCCGGCTCTTGAAAGGAACCCCCGCATGTCCGGCACGACCATCCTGCACTCCCTCAACGATCGAAAGATCGGCGTCACGCGCCTCGGCAACCTGGCCGGCAATGACATCCAGATCACGCGCCCCTGCGTCGATGCGACGGTTACCGTGGCAGCGGAGAACGCCAACGTCCGCGCCATCACCATCGCGCTCAAGGATATTTTCGGCGCCGCGATCAACTACGTCGAGACGGTGGACATCATCGTGTTCGGCGCGGCGGACATGCTCTCGTTCGCGACCACGGGCGGCTCCACCGGCATCGCCATCGGCACCAATGGCGCGCTGCTGACCATCGTCGCAAAGAAGCTGTTCCGCGCCACGTCTGAGGCGGACGGCACGATCGATCTGACCTGGACGGACACCGGCACGGAATCCGTCGCGGTGGGCGTGCGCCTGCCGAATGGCCGCGTCGTCGTGTCCTCCGCCTTCGCCAATACCTGATCCTTCGCAGATGGCGGGTAGCACGGCCGGCCTGGTGCCGGCCTTTTTCATGCGCGGGAGCCGGTAGATGGCGGAGAAAGTGGCGACCCTGGTCAGCGACTGGAACGCTGAGATTCAGCGGATCAAGTGGCTGGCGATGGCGAACGGCGACACGGGCGCCGCGATCGAGTTGGGCAACTGGGCGGATCGGTCCATCCAGATCACCGGCACGTTCGGCGCGGGCGGCTCCGTCTCGCTTCAGGGGTCCAACGACGGCGGCACGACCTGGGTAACGCTGACCGATCAGGCCGGTTCCGCGCTGACCTTTACCAGCGCCGGGCTTCGGCAGGTGCTGCAACTCACGCACATGGTCCGCATGACGGTGACGGCCGGCGACGGCACGACCTCGCTCAACGCGTGGATGTTTATGCGGAAGGACGTGTAATGAGCGAGGAACAGACCCGCCGCGAGGCGCTGGAGTTTTTCCGCATCCGCGCCCGCCCCGTGCTAGAGGCGGTGCTTGGGCTGGCCGAGCATCTGGAAAGCGTCGAGGCGCTGGATCAGGCGGCGGTGGAGGCGGAAAGCCGCCGGGAGGCCGCCGATCGCGATCTTGCCGCGCGCCAGGACGAAATGGCGCAACTGACCAAGGAAGCCGCCGGCATCCTGGCTGATGCTCGCGCGCAAGCGGCAGCGATCCGGTCGGAGGCTGCGGGCGAGGCCGAGGGAGCCATAGCCGAGGCGCGGGATAGCGCGGTGCAGGTGCGGGCCGCGGCGCGCGTAGATGCCGGCAACATCGTCCAGGCCGCCGAGCGCAAGCGGGATGAACTGCTGGCCGAGGCTGCGAATGCCCAGGCGTTGGTGGCGGCCGCGCGGGATGAGATCGCCACGCTCACGGCGCAGCGCGATGAGATCAACGCGCAGATCGAGGCGGCGCGCGCTGTGGTCGGTAAGCTGATGGGCGCCTGACATGGCCCTGCAATTCTCTCAAACCTTGATCCATGCGCGCCTGGACCAGATCGAAACGACAACCGGCGCGACAGCGAAGCTTCGGATTGCGACAGGAGCGGTGCCCGCCAATTGCGCGGCAGCGGATAGCGGAACGGAATTGATCACAATCACGTTGCCGGCGGACTACATGAACGCGGCCAGCGCCGGGACCAAAACCAAGCTCGGCACATGGTCCGGAACAGCGACAGGCGGCGCGGCGGCGACGCCGGGGCACTTCCGGCTCAAGGACAATGCCGGCACGACGGTGCACATGCAGGGCACGGCGGGTATTGGCTCCGGTGATCTGTCCTTCGATGGCACGATCACATCCGGCCAGACGGTGACGATCAGCACGTTCACGATCACCGGGGCGGGCGCCTGATGGCCACGATCGGTATTGTCACTGTCACGGATAACTGGTGGGTGATCCGCATTAAGAGCACCGGCAAGGTATTGTCGGTTGGCACATGGCTACCGCCGGAGTGCGAGAACATCGAGGCGATCATGGTGCCGGCGGAAGAGGCGGCGCGATTGCTGGCTGAGATGCTGGATCAGGCGCACGGCTGATGGCGTTCGTCCTCAAGGATCGCGTCAAGGAGACCAGCACCACAACCGGCACCGGCACCTATACGCTGGCCGGCGCGGCAGCAAATTTCCAAGCGTTCTCTGCGGTCTGCGCCAACGCGGATACGACGCTTTATGCGGCGGTGGATCAGGGCGGGAGCGGCTGGGAGGTCGGCGTCGGCACTTGGGCAACTGGCGGCACGCTGGCCCGCACCACGATCCTGGCAAGCTCTAATGCCAACGCGGCGGTGAACTGGGCGGCGGGCACGCGCGACGTGTTCATGACCATCGCCGGGCAGTCGTTCATGCCCATACTGCACAACTCCACGAACTCCCTGGCGGCGGGTCTGGTGCGGTCCAGTGGCACAGCGCTTGCCCCGGCCACGTTGGGCACCGTCACCGTCTCGTCCATCACGAAAAACGACATCACCGATACGTCCGGCACACTGACGACCAGCGCCGAACTGGTGGTTGTCTATACTTCCACAACTGCTGCGGTGACGATCCCGGCGGCGGCCAAGTCCATGGACTACTGGATCTGGGGCGGTGGCGGCGGCGGGGGTGGCGGCAAGACTGCATCCGGCACCACGGCTACGAGTGGCGGCACGGGTGGCGGCGGTGGTGCCCACAAACAGGGAACCGTCTGGTTCGGCACGGGTCAGGGGCAGATCAATTACGGCACGTTCACGCCAACGGTGGGCGCGGAAGTCGGTCCGGCGTCAGGTAATGCGAACGGGTCTAATGGCAACAATTCGAGCATAGCTTTCTCGGTTGGATTTTCCATTGCAGCCTATGGCGGCGGCGGCGGTTTGGTCGGCGCCACGGCCAGCGTCAACGGCGGCGGCGGCGGTGGTCAGTTTGGCGCGGCTTCCGGCGCTACGGGTGGTGACGGCTCCGGCCCAAACGGCACGAGCACGTCTGGCCCTGGCATCCCGGCGGCTGCGAATACCGCAACACTGCATCCTTGGGTCGGATCGAGTGGTGGCGGTTCCACAACGACAACGCCAGCCGACGGTGGGCGCAACATTCATGGCGGCGCGGGTGGTGGTGCTGGTGGCGGTATTAATGTCACCACGGGCACTGGTCGCGTCGGCGCGGCGGGTGGTTCCGTCAACGGTGCTTCCGGCGGCTCCGCTGGTTCCGCTGGCGCGACAGGCGCGGGCGGTGCTGGTGGCGCTGGTGGCACGGTTAATTGGCCGTTTGGCGGCGTTGGCGGTGGTGGTGGCGGTGGATCAGGTGGCGCCAACGTAGGCGGCGCGGGTGGCAACGGCGCGGTCCCCGGTGGCGGTGGCGGCGGCGGCGGTTCGTCGCAGTCCTCGACCGGCGGCGCGGGTGGCAAGGGCGCGGCGGGTCTCATCATCGTGAGGATTTGCTTTTAATGGCACTCGTCAAATCTGTCCCCGATGTGACCGGCGCCGATTTCACATACTGGCGCATCACGGACGTGCGGATTTTTCCGACCGGCATGCGCGCGGTTGTCACGCTGTCGGGCTATGTCTCCGCTGAAACGCGCCGGGCTGGCATGGCCGCGAGCGGCTACACGTTCGGTTTCGACCTCGCCATCACGGACGCCAAGTTGCCCGGCCCGGTCTCTGCTGACACCGGCTTGGGTATGTATTTCGCCATGGCGACGGTGTTCTATGAACTGATCAAGGCGGAGATCAACACGCCGCCGGGCGAAGGCGAGGCGCCGCATCCGCTCGCGGGCGCCATCGACGGCTGACCTAGATGCTCGGCTTCACGGCGCTATCCGAGGCGCCGCTTTCGACGCTTCCGGCGGCTTCCAATACCGTCACTGGCACGCTCAATGCGACCGAGCCACTGGACACCCTGGCGGGTGCGGCATCGATAGCGGTTGGCGCATCGGCCACGCCTACCGAGCCACTGGATACGCTCAATGCAGTCTCGGTCGTCAACGTCATGGCGGTGTTCGCCGCTGCTGAACCGCTCGATACGCTGATCTCTAACGCGGTCATCGGTATTGTCGCAAACCTAGACGTCGCCGAACCGCTAGATACTCTGAGCGCGACATCTTTAGTTGAAGGCGCCGCCGCGGTGGATGTGGATTACATCATCTTCGCACGCCACAGGGGCCGGCGATGAACCTCGACGAGGTGCTGTCTCGCCTGGGCGCGCTGGCGCCGGCCGATAAGGCGAAGGCGGTAGAGACGGCGCTCAAGGCGACGAAGGGCATGAAGTGGCTGCCCAATCCTGGGCCGCAGACGGAGGCGTATTTCCACCCGGCGGATGTGCTTCTGTATGGCGGGCAGGGTGGTGGTGGGAAGAGCGATCTTGGCCTTGGTCTGGCATTCACCGCCCACCGCCGCGCGCTGGTTCTGCGCCGGCAATACACGAACCTCGGCGCGCTGACGGAGCGGGCCATCGAGATCAACGGCGGGCGGGACGGTTACAACGGCTCGGCTCCGCCGCTGCTGCGGACCGGAGATGGGCGATACATCCAGTTTGCCGGCTGCCAGAGGCTTGGCGATGAGCAGGATTGGCAAGGGCATCCATTCGATCTGAAGGTGTTTGACGAGGCGACGCAGTTCCTTGAATTGCAGATCCGCTTCCATCTCGGATGGCTGCGCTCAACGGTGCCGGGCCAAAGAGTGCGCGCGGTGCTGGGGACGAACCCGCCGGTTGACGCGCAGGGCGATTGGATCGTGGGCATGTTTCGCCCGTGGCTGGATGTGACGCATCCCAAGCCGGCGAAAGCGGGCGAGATGCGTTGGTATGTGACCGCGCCGGACGGTTCTGACCTAGAGGTTGATGGTCCAGGTCCGATCGATCTGCCCGGCGCGCGTGAGCCTGTGGTGCCGATGAGCCGGTCCTTCATTCCGGCGAAACTGTCTGACAACCCCTACCTCATCAACACCGGCTACCAGGCCAAACTGGACGGGCTGCCCGAACCGATCCGCTCCGCCGTGCGTGACGGAAACTTCATGGCGGCGCGGGCGGATGATGAGTTTCAGGTGATCCCGATGGCCTGGATCATGGCCGCGCAGGCGCGCTGGGAGGCCGATGGATGGAAGGGCCACGCCATGACGGCGGCGGGTCTGGACATCGGCGCCGGGCGCGATGAGACGACGCTGGCGATGCGGTATGGCGGCTGGTATGCGCCGGTCGAGACGATCACGGGCGATCTTGCGAAAGATCCGGCCCACGCCGCGGGCATGGTGATCCGCCATCGCCGCGATAGCTGCCCCGTGGTGGTGGATGTCGGCGGCGGGTTCGGCGGCGCCTCGCTGGTGCTGTTCAAGGAAAACGGCATCGCATGCCAGCAGTTCAACGGCGCGGGCGCATCCAAAGCCAAGACGCGGGACGGCACTCTGTCGTTCATCAACAAGCGGGCCGAGGCATGGTGGAGGTTCCGCGAGGAACTGGACCCCGGCCAGGAAGGTGGATCGGCGGTGGCGCTGCCCCCTGATCCGAGGCTGGCGGCTGATCTGGCGGCGCCGACGTGGAAGCTGACATCGCGCGGCATCCAGATCGAGAGCAAGGACGAGATACGCGTGCGGCTCGGCCGATCGCCGGATCGCGGTGACGCGGTGGTGATGGCGATGAGCGAAGGCCAGGTCGCGGCGGCGCGGGCGATGAACCGGCGCAGCGGCTTTGTGCCGAAGGTTGTCATGGGTGGCGCTGGGCGCCAGAGCGGAAGGAGATAACGAGATGGGTGGTCTATTTGGCGGGTCTCCGCCGCCCCCGCCGAAGCCAAAGCCGCCGGCTCCCATGCCGGACCCGAACGATCCCGCGATCCTTGAGGCGCAGCGCAAGCGCCGGGCGTCGATGGGGTCCAGCACGGGCCGCGCCGCGACGATCCTTTCCGGCGCAGGCGGCGGCAGCATGATGTCCTCCGGCGATAGCGGCAGCAGCGATTACTCCCGCACGGTGCTGGGATAATTCATGGACGCTCGCGCGCGCGAGGTTGCCGAGATCGGTGATCGCCTGTTTTCCGCCCGGCTGCCGGTGCTGACGCTGTGGCAGGAGATCGCGCTCAATTTCTACCCCGAGCGCGCCGACTTCACCGCATCGCGTGCGCTGGGCGAGGAGTTCGCCGCGCATCTGATGAGTGGCGCCCCTGTCATGGCCCGACGCGACCTGGCCGCGCAGTTTCAGGGCATGCTCCGGCCGCGCGGCAAGCCGTGGTTTTCGCTGGTGCCGGAAGATGAGCGGCTGGCGGATGACATCAACATCCGGCGGTGGTCAGAGTTCGCCACGGGCATCATGCGCCGGGCGATGTATGACAACCGCTCCGCCTTCGTGCGCGCGACTAAGGAAGGCGACAACGACTTCGCCGCGTTCGGCCAGTGCGTGCTGACGGCGGAGTTGGACCTGATGGAGCAGCGGTTGCTGTATCGCTGCTGGCACCTGCGGGACGTGGCCTGGGCTGAGAATGACGCTGGGCAGGTGGATTGCATCCATCGCAAGTGGCGGGTGACGGCGCGCGACATGATGCGCCGCTGGCCGAGTAAGGCGGCGAGCGCGGTCCGCGAGTGCGTGGCGAAAGAGCCGTTCAAAGAGATCGAGTGTCGGCACATCATCATGCCGGCGGACCAGTATCAATCGGCCGAGGCGCCGAAGCGCAATCGCCGCGGCAAGTTCGCGTCCATCCTGATTGACCGGGACAACGAGACGATCCTGGGCGAGGAATACGTGGACGAGCACCCGTATATCCTGCCGCGCTGGCAGACGGTTTCTGGGTCGCAGTATGCCCATTCCCCGGCGACGGTGGTGGCGCTGGCCGATGCTCGCCTGTTGCAGCGCATCACGTGGACCCTGATGGAAGCCGGCGAGAAGGCAACCAATCCGCCCATGCTGGCCGTGCAGGAGGCGCTGCGGTCGGACGTGGCGCTGTATGCCGGCGGCATTACCTGGGCCGATGCGGAATATGACGAGCGGCTGGGCGAGGTGCTGCGTCCGCTGACGATGGACAAGGCCGGCCTGACCTTTGGCCTGGAAATGCTGAGCAAGCAGGAAGAGATGATCAAGGCGGCGTTCTACCTCAATCAGGTGAACCTGCCGCCGGTTGGCGATGCGATGACGGCGACGGAAGTGCAGGCCCGCATGCAGGAATACATCCGCGCCGCGCTACCGCTCTTTGAGCCGATGGAGACGGAATACAACGGCGCGATCTGCGATAAGACCTTCGCCATCCTGATGCGCGCCAATGCGTTCGGGTCGCGCGAGAGTTGGCCGCGCGAGATTTCGGGGCAGGATATGCGGTGGCAGTTCGATAGCCCGATCACGGCCGCGAACAAGCGCCAGGATGCGGTGACGTTTCAGGAGGCCGGGCAACTGCTGTCGCTCGCGTCCGGCTTCGATCCGTCCCTCAAGGCATCGCTGGACATCCGCACCGCGTTTCGGGATGCGCTATTCGGGATCGGGGTCAAGGCGGATTGGGTCCGCTCCGACGACGAGACGAAGCAACTGGAGGATCAGCAGGCGCAAGCCGCGCAGGTTCAGCAGCTGCTGGCATCGGTCAATCAGGGCGCGCAGGTTGCCGAGCAGGTCGGTAAGGCTGGGCAGTCGCTGGGCGGCATGGTGCCGGCATGAGTTGGCGCTTTGATCCTGACAATTATTCCGACGAATATTTGTCAATGGGATATGCCGAAGAGGCCCGCCCTCTCACGTCTCCGCCGCCGGAAGTGGTGCGGAAGTTCCCTATCGGGTTCCACGTCTCCGCGCCCGGCCCAAGCAAACCGGAAAAGCCGGTCTATCGCGTCAAGGCGCCGAGCCGGCAGGTTCCTGATTGATGGCACAGAAGCCGGGGCCGCGCGTCGAGGCATGGGCAACCACGCCATGGGACAAGGCGGACGCCTACGCGATCAAGGCGGTTGCCGCCGGGATGGCGAGCGAGGCGCAGCAAAAGCGGGCCATCGCCTGGGTGCTGCAAGCCTCCGGGCTGCGTGACCTGTCCTTCCGTCCCGATAACACCCACGCAACCGCGTTTGCCGAGGGCAAGCGGTTCGTGGGCTTGCAGATCGCCAAGCTGATGGAATTGCCGGCTGGCGTGATCGAGGCCGCCGAACAAGCGGCGAACAGGCCCAAGGGCCGCAACTAGGGAATTTCATGTCAGAAGCTACCGCATCCGCTGGCGCAAGCCAGACGGAAACGCAGACGGCTACCCCGGCCACGGCCCCGTCTGAAGCAGCCACGACAACCGCAGCCACGGGCGCCACAGAGGGCGCAGGGGCCGCGAGCACTACGGAGACGACTAAAGCCCCCGCCGCCTCTGGCACCGTGCTGGACGCCACGGATGACGGCAAGGCGGCTGCCACCCCGGCTGACTGGCCCGCTGACTGGCGCGAGCGGATGGCCGGCGACGATAAGGCGTTCCTCAACACGCTGAAGCGGTATTCCTCGCCGCTGACCTATGCCAAGGCGGGCTTTGAGGCGCAGCAGAAGATCCGCTCCGGTGAGGTCAAGAAGCCGCTCGGCGCCGAAGCCACGGCGGAGGAGATCGCCGCTTTCCGCAAGGAGAACGGCATCCCCGAGGCGCCGGACGGCTACGAGATCAAACTGAGCGAAGGTATGGTGCCGGGAGAGGCTGACAAGCCGCTCCTCGACGCATTCAAGGGCTTCGCGCACGGGAAGAACTGGACGCCGGGCCAACTGAATGAGGTGCTGGACTGGTATTACCAGCAGCAGGACGCGCAATCGGCGCAGCGGTTCCAGATCGACACGCAGACCAAGACGGCCTCCGAGGAGGAGTTGCGGCAGGAATGGGGGCCGGAGTTCCGGCCGAACATCAACGCCATCTCCAACTTTCTCGACGGCGCGCCGGAGGGTGTGAAGGCATCGCTGATGCTGGCCCGTGCCCCGGACGGCACGCTGTTGGGCAACAACGCGAACGTCCTCCGCTGGCTGGCCGATCTGTCCCGCGATGCAATGCCGGGCGCTGGCCTGGTGCCGGCGGGCACGTCCAATCCCGCCGCGGCGATCGGCAGCGAGATTGAGCAGATCAAGCGGACCATGACGAACGATCCGCAGACATACTGGAAGGACGAGAAGATGCAGGCCCGATACCGGGAACTTCTCGCCGCCCAGCAGAAGGCGGGCCAGCAACGCTGAGCCGCCTGGCTTCCCCCGCGCCAATCCTGACAACCCCGCGCAAGCGGCCTCGGGAACGGCGCACACAACCGCAACCCCTACGCCTGATCAACGTCCCGGACCGTGACCGCAAGGCCCCGCGCAAGCGGCAATCCCTGACGCGGCACTAACCGGCCACCCCGCGACCAAGGCGCCGTTCATCATCATGAAAGGTGCTCACCATGGCCGAAACGGCCTTCCAAACCGCATATCGCGATGAGTTCATCGCGGGCTTTGAAATGCGTCAGTCGTTGCTGCGAGCCGCAGTTACGACCGAAGCTGTTATCAAGGGCACGTCCGCCGTGTTCCTCGTCGCGGATTCCAACGGCGCAACCGCCGTTACCCGTGGCGTCAACGGCCTGATCCCTGCCCGCGCTGACAACCTGACCCAGAACACATGCACACTCTCCGAGAAACACGACCTCGTGCGGAAGACTGGCTTCAACGTGTTTGGGTCGCAGGGCGACCAGCGCCGCATCATGCAGCAGACCAGCATGGGCGTGCTGAATCGCGAGATCGACACCGACATCCTCACCGCGCTGGCCGATGGCACGAACGATACCGGGACGGCGGCTACCGCCTCGCTGGCGCTCGTGATGAAGTCCCGCGCGATCCTCGGCAATGCGGAAGTTCCGACCGAGGAAGAGGACAATATGTTCGCGGTCGTGTCCCCCGCGTTCGAAGCCTACATGATGCAGGTGTCCGCCTTCACCAGCGCCGATTTCGTCGATGTCAAGCCGTTCTCCGGCCCGGCTCGTCGCTTCCGCCGCTGGGCTGGCTGCAACTGGATTGTGCATCCGAACGTCTCCGGCGTCGGCACCTCTGCCGAAAAATGCTTCATGTTCCATCGCAACGCCATCGGCCATGCGATCAACATGAGCGATCTGCAATCCGTCGTCGGCTACGACGAGGAGCAGGACTACAGCTACGCGCGCACGACTGGCTACATGGGCGCGAAGCTGCTGCAAAACTCCGGCGTGGTGGTCATGAACCACGACGGTTCCGCCTATGTCGCGGCCTGATAGGGAGACCTGAGCATGGCATACGCAACGACTAACCCGCCGCAGGCTCTCGTTCCTGGCATGGGCGGTGCGCCGACGCTCTGGATTTACAAGAGCGCGGACATCCATACCGACGTCGATGCCGCTGGTTACTTCACCAACGGCGCGGCGCTTGGGATGAAGGCGCATGACGTGATGATCGTCATCGACACCGGCAACGGTGTGACGATCCATCGCGTATCCAGTGCCACCACCATCGCGGCGGCGGTTCTGGCCTGACCAACCGGGGCCGGGGGAAACCTCGGCCCCGTCCAGTCCACCCAGTCCTAAAATCCCGAGTTGAGAACTGGTTGAGAACTGCCTGAACTGGGAACCTAGGAAAAATTACCGAATGAGCAAACTACACGCGAGCCGCTTCAAAAGCGCCGAACTGGTGCGCCTGGTGCATGACATTGTGCCCGAAGCGGGGACGCCGTTTGAGGACATCTTGAAGCCGGAATACTGGGCGCATGTGGCGCAGTCGCTACGGCCCTGGGCGCGTATTGAGGTGCGGGCCGAGGACGGCTCTTACTTCGCGGAATTGCTCGTGGTGAACTGCGGCCGGCTGTGGGCCAAGGTCGCGGTGCTGCGAAAGGTGGACCTGGGCGATGTGGCGTCCGAGGCGGTCCCGGCCGATCCCGATCCGTCGTTCTCCGTCATGTGGCGCGGCCCGCACGCGAAGCACGCCGTGATGCGGCTGGGAAAGGCTGGCGGCAAGGAAGTCCTGCGCGAGGGCTTCGAGACGAAGGACGAGGCCGCCACGTGGATGGCGGACCACATCAAGGCGCTGGCTGCCTGAGATGGCCGCAACCAAGCTCGGCCTCTACAACGCGGCGCTGCGGCTGATCGGGGAGCGTTCCCTTGCGTCTCTGACCGAGAACCGTGAGCCGCGCCGGGTGCTGGACGAGGTTTATGACGCGGCGCTGGGGTTCTGCCTTGAGCAGGGCCAGTGGAATTTCGCGGGCCGGTCCATCCAGCCGGCGGCGTCGGCCACGATCGATCCAGGCTTCGGCTATGCCAATGCGTTCGCGAAGCCCAGCGATTGGGTGCGGACCATGGCCGTTTGCCAGGACGAGTATTTCCGCGCGCCGCTGCTGGCATACACCGATGAGGCTGGCTACTGGTGGTCGGACGCGGATGACATCTACATCCGCTATGTCTCCAACGGCGCCAGCTACGGCGGCGATCTGTCCAAGTGGCCGGCCAGTTACCAGAAGTTCGTCGAGCTTTATCTGGCGACCGAGATTTGCCCGCGCGTCACGTCGAGCGAGAGCAAGCCCGAGGCGCTGAAGCGCGACATGCGCCGGGCGCTGCTGGAAGCGAAGAACAAGGACGCGATGAACGAGGCCACGACGATGCTGCCGGCGGGTTCGTGGGTCCGCTCGCGCACCGCCAGTTTCCCTGGCCGACGCTACGACCGAGGCTGACGCATGCCGCCGATGCACGCCCCCCTTCAAGCGTTCAATCGCGGTGAGGTGGGGGCGGAGAGCCTTGCCCGCATCGATCTGGATCGGATGCGGCTCTCGGCTGAAACGCAGGTGAACTGGCTACCGCGCACGCTTGGCGCGATGCGGCTTCGGCCTGGTCTGGGATACACCGCGACGACCAAAGATGACGCCTTTTCCGTCGTGATCCCGTTCGTCTTTTCCGCGACGGACACGGCGCTGCTGGAATGCACGCCGGGCTACCTGCGGCCGCTCATCAGCGGGGCGCCGATCACGCGCGCATCCGTGGCGACCGCGATCAGCAACGGCACGTTCTCCTCCTCCGCCGGCTGGACCACGGGCGGCGATGCCGGCGGGACGGCGACCTTTACCGGCGTTCTGACGATGGCGGCGGCGCCTATTGATAGCTCTGTGACGGTGACGGGCTCCGCGTCCGTGGCCGGCGGCGATCAGGCTGTCGAGCATGCCGTGCGGGTTGTGGTGGAGCGGGGCATTGTGCGCTTCCGCGTCGGCACCACGTCCGGCGGGACGGACCTTATCGCCTCCACCGATCTGGGCCGGGGGGTGCATTCCCTGGCCTTCACGCCCAATGCGGCGACGGTGTATTTCCAGTTCGAGTGCCTGTTGCCGCGGCAGGTCAAGGTCACGTCCATCGCCATCGAGGCGGCGGGTGAACTGGCGCTTGAGGCGAATTGGGATGCCACGGAATTGCGGCTGCTGCGCTGGTCGCAGTCGGGTGATGTGATCTTCCTGGCCGAGAAGTCCTACCAGCAACGCAAAATCGAGCGGCGCGCCACACGGTCATGGTCCCTGGTCTGGTATGAGCCGGACGATGGGCCGTTCCAGGGGTATCCATCGGACCGGCGCGTGAAGCTCTCCACGTCGGTCGGGACCGGGAATGGCACGCTGACGGCATCGCGGCCGTTCTTCAAATCGTCCCATGTCGGCGCGTTGTTCCGGATCTTCACGCCGGGCTATAATCACCCGTTCGACATCTCCACCGATAACACCTTCTCCCCACCAATCCGTGTCACTGGCGTCGGTGCGGCGCGGACAATCTCCATTGCGGTCGGCGGCACATGGTCCGGCACGGTGACGCTTCAGGAGTCCTACGATAGCGAGGACACCGGATACGTCGATGTCTCCACCAAGACCTTCACGAGCAACACGACCACGACCTATGCCAACAGCTCCGACAACGCTGTTACGTGGATGCGGATCGGCTTCAAGCAGGGTGCATATTCCAGCGGCACGGCGACGGTCACGCTGACCTTTGGCGCGGGCGGTTCGGCTGCCGCGACGACGACACGGCGGGGCAGAACGTCGAGCGAATCCACGGCCCGCAGCGCCAGTTCGGGTGGCCGGGCCGGCGTGTGCCGCATCCTGTCGGTGACAAACTCCACCACGGCGACGATGGAGGTCATGTCCTTCTTCTCGTCCAATCTGCCGAGTTCGGATTGGTATGAGGGCGAATGGTCTGACACGCTGGGCTGGCCGTCATCGGTGACGTTCCACGAGGGCCGCTTGTTCTGGGGTGGCCGGGACCGGATATGGGGTTCCGTCTCCGATGCCTATGCCTCGTTTGATCCCGAGGTCGAGGGCGATGCGGGGCCGATCCAGCGTTCCATCGGGTTCGGCCCGGTGGCGATCATCAACTGGCTCTTGCCGCTGTCGCGCCTGATGATCGGGTCTGAGAGTTCCGAGGTAGGGGTGCGGTCCTCGTCGTTTGATGAACCGCTGACACCCACGAATTTCACGCTCAAGGACGTGTCCACCTATGGCTCCGCGCGCATCGCCGCGACGAAGGTGGATCAGCACGGCGTCTTTGTGGACCGGGGCAAGCAGCGGTTGATGCAGTTGGCTTACCAGCTGGAAGACAACGACTTCCGCGCCCGCGATTTGACGTTGCTCAATCCAAACCTGAACATGGGCAATCCCATTGTGCAGGTGGTGGTGCAGCGCCAGCCGGATACGCGCATCCATTGCATCCGCGAGGACGGCACCGTTGCCGTGCTGGTCTATGAGCCGCATGAAGAAGTGATCTGCTGGTTCCGCATCGAGACGGACGGCGTGATCGAAAGCGCGGCCGTGCTGCCAGGCGAGGCGGAGGACGAGGTGTATTACACGGTCAAGCGCACGATTAACGGCGCGACCAAGCGATATATCGAGAAGTTCGCCCGCGAGGACGAGACCGGCAACGTCGCCCTCAACAAGATGGCGGACAGCTTCATCACCTATACGGGCGTGTCCACCGCGACGATTACCGGCCTGTCGCATCTGGAAGGCGAAACCGTGGTGGCGTGGGGCAACTCGGCGGACCTGGGCAGCTATACGGTGTCGGGCGGCCAGATCACGCTTTCCGAGGCGGTGACGAATGCCGTGGTGGGGCTTGGGTATCAGGCCCAATACAAGTCCACCAAACTCGCCTATGGCGCGGCGATGGGCACGGCGCTGAACCAGAAGAAGCGCGTCGATCATATCGGCGTGGTGCTGCACGAGACGCACAAGGCCGGGCTGCAATATGGCCCTGACTTCGACAATCTGGACGATCTGCCGCTGATGGAAGACGGGGCCGAGACCGCATCAACCGAGTTCTGGCCGCACTATGACAAGGCCATGATCGAGTTCAACGGCACATGGGACACGGATTCCCGGATGTGCCTGGTGGCAAACGCGCCGCGGCCCTGCGTCGTGCTGGGCGCGGTGGTGTCACTGGCGACGCACGACAAGGGCTGACGTGGCGGTAACGGTGCGCCCGGTGCGGCCGGAGGATTTCGCCGCGTTCTTCGACAAGCCGCCGCCGGTTCGGGTGCGCGGCTATGCCGGCGTGGATGGCGACGAGGTTGTGGCGGTGGGTGGGATTGCCTGCTGCGGCGATGGCGTGTTCCAGGCTTTTTTCGACGTGAAGGATGGGGATTTGCGAAAGCAGTATCCGGTGACGCTCTACAAGGCGGCGCGGCGGCTTCTCGCCGATGCCCAGTCGTGGGGCATCCCGATCCTTGTTGCGTATCCCTCGCCCGGCGTGGAATCGGCTGAGCGGTTCCTGTGCCGGTTGGGGTTTAAGCCGCAAGAGGATGGCCCGATGTATGTGTGGAGTGCTGGCTGATGGCTGAGCTTGCGCTTGCGGCGACTGTTATCGGAACCGTCGTCAAAGTTGTGGGCGGCATTGTCCAGGGCAACGCCGCCGCCGATGCCGCGCATGCTCAGGCGCAGTATCAGGCGCAAATTGCCGAAGCAAAGGGCAAGGAAGAGTTCGCGGCTGGTCAGCGGCGCATGCTGGACGTGCGGCGCCAGAAAGAAATGGCGCTGTCCACGCTTCAAGCGCGCGCGGCGGCGGGCGGCGGTGACACGACCGATCCGACTGTTGTGAACCTGGGCGCCGGCATCGAAGGGCAGGGGGAGTATAAGGCTCTGACCGAGTTCTATAAGGGCGAGAATGCCCAGCGCGGGTATCAGGACGCGGCAGCGGGCGCGATCTGGCAGGGGAATGTGACGGCGGCGCAAGCGCGGTCTAGCGCGGCGTGGGGCGCGGCTGGGTCGCTGTTGAGCGGGATTGGCTCGTTCGGCAGCCAGTATAACAAGCTCTACGGCACGCCTACCGCCGATAAAGCATACGGCTGATGCCGAAACTCCCCGACTTCCAAGTTATCGGCGAGCCGCGCGGATACGATTCCGGCCGGCCCATGCCGACGCTGCGGGTTCCGGTGCCGGAGAACGGCGCCAAGGCGGCGGGCGATGCGCTGATCTCCGCCGGGGATAAGATCGCAACGGCCGTCCAGCAGGACCGCCGGGAACAGCAAGTCCTCGACTTCGCGCGCGCCGATGCGGATTTCCTGACGAAGCAGACGGAATACGAAACCAAACTGCGGGAAAATCCCGACTACAACACTTGGGCGGATAGCTACCGGACTGAAGCGCCGAAACTGCTGGAACAGTCCGGCACGCTCATCACCGATCCACGCGCCCGTGAATTGTGGGCGGCTCGCCAGCAGGTGCATATCGCCCGTGGCGTAGCGCGGTTCTCCGAGGCTTCGCGCAAGCGGAATGACGACGCATACGCGGCGGATCAGTTCAACACGCTGGACAACCTCTCGCGCGTGTTTGTGGACGGCCAGGATGAGGACACCCGCACGCGCGCGGTAGGTGCGGCGGACGGCATCATCAACGACCTGACCGGGCGTGGCATCATCTCGGCGGTTCGCGGCCAGGAATTGCGGCGCCGATGGGTTGAGGGCAACGCGCGCGGCTACATCTCCACCTTGCCGCCGGCTGAGCAGATCGCGGCGCTGGGTGGCAATCAGGGCGCGCTGCGGATGCGCGAGAGCGGCGGCAACCCGGCGGCGTTCAATCAGTTCGGCTATGCCGGCCTGTATCAGTTCGGGGCGCCGCGTCTGGCCGATATGGGGGTCTACACGCCCGGCGCCGGGGAAAGCCTGGGCACGTGGTCCAAGTCCCCCAAGGACGCGCCCGGCAAGTGGACGGGCACGTTCAACATTCCCGGCTTCCCCGAGGTGAAGACGCTGAAGGATTTCCTCGCCAATCCGGCGGCGCAGGAAGCGGCATACAAGCTCCCCGACGCGAAGATGGACGAGGAG